CGAACCTGAACCTGAACCTGAAAAGGAGGAGGATGACGCATGGCAGGCTATGGACCCCGGAACGGACACGCCTCCTCAAGAACAGGAGGAGGAGCCTGAAGAGACCGTTGAGGAAAAAGCGGCTAAAGCAGGCTGGGACGAAATAATGTCAAATAACGATTTGGATTTTGCTGAAAGTGAGACGAATCCTGATATTGGAGAGGTAAACCGGAAGATTCAAGAAGAGATTATTGAAGAAACTAAAGACTCTCCAAACTCCGACAATTTACTCGATGTAATTCCTTTATCTGATAAAGTTGACAATGATAAGTTGCTAGACTTGTTGAACCTTGTCCCAATTGGTGGCAAAGAGGAATCAACTGAAGACATTGCCGAGGAGACAATGCAGGTTGAAATGCCTAACCGTATGTATCAAGTGGCGGATGATGGCACTATCATCGGCAGTAAAATTACCAAAAAGAAGGCCGAGAAGTTGATCGGAGGCGAAGCCACATTCGACGGTAAAGTGTTGCAGTTGAATAGACCGCCCACTGACAAAGAAAAGCAAATGGCATCATCAAGGTGGGATAGTGAAAAAGGCCAATCTGTTCCTATTGAAGTAGTCGATGATTTAATCGAAGACGAAAAGGTTGAGCCTCCTAAAGAGGAGCCAACACCCGGCGACCTCGATAACCCTGACCTCGGACCGGAGGACGGCGAGACTATGGGCGATATGATGGAGATTCCTAACATCCTAGATAAGCCAAAGGATGAGCCGGATAAGCCGGAGGATTTTCCTATGATATACGCTTCAAATGCCGACAAGTATTGGCCGATGTATATGGAGGAGGCCGAGGGGGGGAATCTCGCCGCCGCTATACATCTGAAGAATATGCTTGACGAGGACTTGGCTGATGCTCTTGGAGAGAATTATGACGACTTGTTGGACGACTTAAACGACCTCATTGCTTCTAATGAGGACTATGAACAGGGGGACCCCGTTCTTGGTGAAAAAGAGGCCCTAGGCGAAGAAGGTTATGCAAAGAAATACACTTATGGTAATGACCGAGACTCTAATATGAGGCGATATATTAAACCGGATGAGTTTGGGACTCATTACGACTTTGACGATTTAGAGTCCGAACCGCCAACTCTAACTCCTGAAGAGTTGATCAGCGCAATCTCATATGCAAGAAAACTTACAATGGGGTCAGGTAAACAAAGAGAGGCCCCAAATACCTATGTGTATTGGAATGACGCAGGGGAGCCGGTTGGAATGAGAGCGGTTGACAGATACAGTGGCCGAATGTTAAATGTGGGAGCGACTCAACTCCCCGGTATGAGCAAGCCAATGTATCCTTATGACAACATGTTTTCTGAAAGCGAAACAGACAAGGACGACCCTAATTTTGTTTCACTTGAAGACCGACAGCAATTCAAGGATGAATCAAGAGATGTCTATGCTAACCAAAAATACAGGGTGACTCAAGTTGACCCTGATAAAATAGCGGAGGCTGTGAAGGCCATTGGACCAATTAAGGGGTCGAAAGGAATGAGCAAGTTTCGCACTTTTGAAGGCCCCAGTTTTTCACATATTGATGATGTCCCCGGATTGGACGAAACAGACAAGCACGGTAATCAGTTGAAAAGAGGAATATACGAGGCATCATTAGCAAGGGCTTTAGACCGTAAATACTCCGGCAAACCACAGAAAATTACAACTCCATCAATGTTCCCTGACCCAACGGCAACAAATGAAGCCGGTGAGTTGCTTCATCCATTTAACCCCGAAGGGCATACGGGTGTCGATGGGATGAAACTGCCGCAGTATGACTTCAGCACTAGGACGGGAGATGGGATGAGCGGCCTGCCAAGGGAAAAACAGCCCGGATTGCCATACTCGATCATCAACGCAATGAAGGAAAAAGGGTTTAGACCGACAGGTCGCTCCGCTCGCCCTGATGACTCGGAGACTAGAATCATGTTTGGCCAAGGCCAAGGCACACCAAAATCCGGTAAACTGGTCCCCGGCATGAAAGGACAATTTGGATTTAGTGACCTCGACCCGACGAGGCACGCCCTGCCTTCAAGACAAATGCGTAGTCAAGTTGGCCGTCGAATGCCTATTGATGATGTCAATGCCACCTTACATGAAACCAACCCGAAGGATTTCAAAGGCTTGTTAGGAGGAAACACGGGGGAGAGAATGGTCGGCAACCAAGCGTTTGGTGCTGATTTATTAGCGGCTTTGGGTCATTGGCCAACCAAGGATATGGCGGTCCGTTATCCGGGCGAAGGTATGCCTGAAGGCGTGGGACCACTGTCGGTCTCAAGTCAACTGCGTGAAGGAATCCCAATGAGAATGGATATTGCGCCAAGGGCATTGGCCGAGGGTGGCGAGATGCCACCACGAATGCTAAAATCAGAAAACCCTAATGACAATTATTCCCTATTACCTTCATCATTCTTTGATCAGGGGCCACAGGAACAAATGGCGGTTCAGGATAATATGAGCCTCTTGCCTGCGGGCTGGGGTGATGACCAATGAATAACCCCCTCCTTGACTTAACTGGAAAAGTCGATTATGAAATGGGTCGCCGTGATTTCAAATACTTCTTTGAAGACATATGCGGCTTCCAATTAGCACACTTTCACAAAGAATGGTATGAGATGTCGGAGGGGCATAACAAGACTTGCGTTATTGCATCACGAGACCACGGCAAGTCCGTGTTCTATCGTGTTTACCTTCTTTGGAAAATGGCATACAACCCCGGAACCGAGGTCTTATTCTTCTCACACAGTCAACATCAATCCATTGACCACATGGCGAAAATGGATGAATTGATTATGATGACCCCTGCTTTACAGCACCTAAAACCAAAGCGTGGATGGGCGAAGCAACTATTCAAGTTTACAAACAAATCCTCTATCCGTGCTATGTCTGTCGGCAAAGCGGTTCGTGGAGCGCACCCTGACATTGTAGTGCTTGACGATATTTTATCCAGTGAAGCGGCGACTCAACTGAAGTCGGTTGCTCAATGGTTTTACACCGCACTATTGCCTGTCCTCCACCACACCGCACAGTTATGCATAGTCGGAACCCCGTTCTCATTCACAGACCTTTACGCCGAATTGAAAGGTCTCAAAGGGTATGAAGTCAGGGAATATCCCGCAATTGATGAAAAGACGGGGGACCCTCTATGGCCTGAACGGTGGAACCTAGACGCATTAAACTCAAGACGCAATGAGATGACCTCTATTGCATTTACTCGTGAATATCTATGTCAACCACTATCCAGTGAAGAGAGCCTATTCCCCGAAGAGATGATCGCCAACGCAAAGGACGATTCATTATCCCTCTCATATTACCCTGACCCTGATGAGCATTTCAATTACTACATCGGCTGGGACCCTGCTATCAGTGCAAACAGAAAAGCGGATTACACCTGCATGATGGTTATAGCCATGGATGAGAACAGGCACAAGAGAGTCATTCACACCCATCATGAAAAAGGGATGGACTTCAGTAGTCAGATTGACAAAATCATTGAATTAAATGCACGATTCAACCCTGTTATTATTGAATTAGAGACGAACAACTTTGCAGTAGCATTCAATCAAGTATTGAAAGAGATTAGCGACTTGCCAATCAAACCGTTCAATATGAGCCGAATGAAGAAAGAAGCGTTAATTCACACATTGCAGTTACACTTTGAACAGGGGCATCTAGCGATTCCTTACAAAGACGAAGGCTCGACATTGAGGCATATGAACAGCCTCATCACCGAGTTGTCAACATTCACCATGCTTGAGAACGGCAGGATGGAGAGTTTGGGCGCACATGACGATATGGTCATTGCGCTCGCTTTGTCTGTTCAAGCAACAAAAGAGTATAGGGATAACATTGTAATCCTCGATGCCGACACATGGAGCAAGAGATTGGGGTGGCAAAGTGCGTGATCGAATAGAAGCAGTGATTGGGGTCGAATGCATTGTTGATGCTATTTTGAAGTTTGACCCAAATCAAAGGCAGGATAACGCCTATGGCCGTGGTCAACGGGTTGTGTCAATGGGCAGTGCGTTGCTTAATGAAGCAAGGAAGAAGGTCAAAGAAACTTCATCCGAACAGCGACAAGCCGAGGAGGAATTAGCAACCGCCGAGGAACAGGAGACCACAGTTGAACAACCTCCTATTGATGGAACGCCAATGCCCGAACCTGATATGCCAGCCGAGCCGGTTGATGATGGACAAGCATTATTGGATTCAATAGACCCGAATGATTTAGGCGGTCCTAGGGCCGATGTCGGAGTGAGAGGGATGAAAAACGATTTGAGTGGTTCAGCACCCGGAGAGGCGGATGGAGCCGAAGCACCACCCCCTATTGAAGCCCAAGTGCCGATAACCCGTTCTTACTTTTTAGACAACTTTGGAATGAGTAGTGCGAAAGTGACAGATATTCTGATCAAGGCCGAAAGGTTTGATGCATTGGAAATAATGCAACCGCTGATTATTGCGGAACGAAAAGCCATCGTCAAGCAGTTTGAAGGAGTGAACCCTGAAATTGTAAATGAATTGCCATTGAATGACAGGGACTACGAACAGTTAAACAAAAACACCGAGCGTCTAAAAATACCGTTTTTACAGTTGGTGAAGGCATGGACTTCATCCAGTGATGATGAGCAAAGACAAAAAGCACAGGGTATATGGCGAAACCGAATTGACAAGTCAGCAAGACTTTCATCTCGTGAGAATGCGGTCTTAGAACGATGTGCGGATGTCATGTATGAAAGAGGTCCAATGAATGCTCAAACTTTACAGTCATACGGCGTATCATCACCTTCTAAAGAAATTGCTAAACTCATTAAATCCCATGGCTTCTTATTCGACATAATCACAGCAGGTCAAGGTAAAAGAGCGGATGAAAGAAGTCTGTTTTATGACATAGACCGACCTGATATTCTAATTAAGAATGTTGGCAGGCTAGTCGGTTCACTGCTAGATACTAGCGGAGAGTTGGGAATTGGACCCCGTGGCGAGCCACGACTCACAATGCAATTCTCTAGTCTGAACGCACCTTCTTATGCCAACGCTGTTAAGAGTGAGATGGGTGTCAGGAATGTTAGGGCGGAGGGTTCATCTTTGATTATTGAAGGGGAGTTTGCTGTTCGTAAAGCCTTAGAATGGGCGATACCTTCAATGAATGAAAAGAAGCAGGATGCGATCATCATGAAGAAGTCTTTGGACGGCGATGAAAACGCAAAGAAGGTTTTAGCCTTCAATTACGCATTGCCTACAACTCAAATCGAAATGATGAAGTCGTGGAATTGGTCCATTGACACTTTTGATGAGATTCTAAAGGAGGTTGTTGCTGATGGCCAGTGAAAACTCAAAGCGTATGGAGAGGTTATTCTCGGCAATTGGCGTTGACATGGAACGCCATACCACGCCGGTCCCCGCCATGCCCTTGTTTACAAGTGGCGTTCAGGAACCACCTTTGCTTCAAGGTATTACCATCCCCGCTCTATATGCGGCGGCATATGAATGCGTAGTCCTTCGCTCAATCCTCAACCATTTGAATGTTGAAACCTTCAGAAAGGGATGGGCATGGAAACCTAAGTTTGTTGTTAAGTGCAGGGATTGCGATGAGGAATATCAGCAACAGGTTGAGTCCTGCGAGATGTGCGGCGGCGAAGTGAGACCACCTGACAAAGAGCAACTTGAATATGCTGACTTAATCCTTAACGAGAATAACCGAATGAAGCAATCATTTATCGAAGTCCTTCGTGAAATTGAAATGGACCTGAACATTGTCGATGACTCATACATTGTTTTGACAAAAGAATACTTCATCGACCCGGCAACAAAGAAACCTCAATTTTATCGAATCAAAGAGGTGACTCGTGCAGACCCTATTTTCATGCGTATTGTCGCCGATAAGCGTGGAGTCCGTGGTGGCCGTCAATACACCAGTCTTGTTGATCGGTCTTTTAGAACCACTGACAAGGATGCAAAGTGTCCTAAAACAGGCATGGCGGTTGTCCCTATTCATTACATGAACCTTGCAGGTGTTGGTTCGGGTCAGGTCTATACCGATGATGAAATCATCCATGTCAGTAAATGGTCTCCCTCCAAACTCTATGGCCGTAGCCCAATTGCTACAATGTGGAGGCAGGTAAACACCTTAATCGCAATGGACAACTATGTGTATTCAGCATATCAAAAGCGCAGGATGCCTCGTGGTGTAATGGTCATCAAATCATCCAACCTTGAAACTGTTGAGAGGACGGCACGCAATATCCAAGAGCATCTTGAGAGAGACCCAAATTACATTCCTACTGTTGGTGTGGAAACCGAATCGGGAAGAGGAGGTCTTGAGTATGTCCGTATGATGGACACTTTAGAAGAGTTGCAGTATATCCCAATCAAGGACGACATCCGCCAGCGGATAGCCGCATTCTTTGGAGTTTCAAATGTATTTATGAACGATGTTTCAGGTGGAGGCCTGAATAACGAGGGTATGCAAATTGTTGTCAGCAACAGGTCGGTTGCCTATTCTCAATCGATTTACAATACGGTTCTATTCCCCGCATTGATGCAAGCGTTCACGATCAGCGAGTGGACCTTGACTTTGAGTCCACACGAAGAAGAAGACGAAATCATGATGCTACGCCGAGATGAAATGGCGATTAGAAACATGATGCAAATGAAGCAAGCAGGTTTCGATGCAAACCTACGGGACAGCAATGATAACCAAATGCTAGAGTTTGATTACAAGCAACCTGACCCTCAAGAAGTAGCGGCGGCTCAACAAGCGGCGGCGGCTGAACAGGGTGGTCAACAGGGCGGCGGTCAACAGGGCGGCGGTCCTGTTCAGACGAGCAGGGACCAAATCGAAATGACCCCTGAAATGTTATTCAAACGGACCGAGTTTACTCCGAATAGAGGGGGTTCAATGGTAATCCCCGAATCAGCGGCGGTAAATGCGGCGAATGACCTCCCTTCTTTGAGAACCATTGGCAACAGTCAAATGGGCAATAGGGCGGGCGGTGGTCAATCCCCTGACCATATCAAACGAGTTGATGGAGAGGCGGCTATGTCATCCACTAAAGGAGACAAAAGAGACATGAAATCAGCAGGCGAAAAAGCGGTTGACGATAGAATCAACCAAATTGAGCGGAGAGCCGGTTCAAAAGGGCAACGATAAAGAGTAACCTATGCATCGGATGGAGTGGTCGAGATGAGCGAAACGATTGGAGATTTTGGAATTATTACGAAGATGGACCCTATGGCCCGTCGAGCGCAAGCGCAACTAGAAGCAATGCAAACAGCAATACAGCATAACAATCGTGACGATATTGCCAAGCACCTAGAGGCGGCACAAAACGCTCTTTCGCAACTAAAATCCGACCTAGACCTGCATGACCGATTGGCTAAATCCTTTACCTCGGCGACAGATTCTAGCCAACTTCAAAAGTCGGCTGGCAACCTTTACCAATTCAAACCAACTGATTCAGATTACGATGGGACTCAAGACCAAGCCGTGACTGGTATTTCACGCAAAGGTCGTTCAACAACAGTAATGCGACCACACCGAGTATTTTGAGGTGTCAAGTATGTATTGGGATGAAGGCAACAGTAAAGCGGTATCTCCTAGATTCCGTCATGAAGGTGAAGCATACAACGGCTTGATCATCAAGCAGGCTATGATGCCTCCAATGCCTTCACCAGCCGGTCAAATGCCGGGAATGGAAGCGGGTATGCCTCAAATGGGTATGCCACCCGCACCACCTAAATCAGCAATAGGTGTCTCATTAGATTCAATGGATGCGGGCATTCAAGCCTTAGCAGATGAGTTTGCTAGTGTTGGACAATTACTTTCACAGGGTCGTGCAACAGGCATTGCCCCCGAAACCACTTTAGCGATGCAGGCTGATATTGAAAAAATGAGACAAAAGCAATTGAGCCTATTGCAGGATTTAGCCATGATAAAGGAGGTCCACGCATCACTAGGTCAACACGGACCACCTGTAAATGACCCAATGATGGCGGCATCAATGCAACAAGACCCAATGAATATGCCTCAACCAATGCCACCACAAGATGCGGCAACTATGGACCCTTCTCAAGCGATGTGATTTGAAATGAGCGACGAACAGGAGCAAGCCAAGATCGACCTGATGAAAGAGATGGTCACTGAAATCAAGGAATTGCGCCAGCGTGTAGTTTCACTAGAAACACAGAACACTATGCTAACCAAATCTCTCGATGACCCTGAAACCATGATGAAGAAAGCAGGGTGGTTGAAAGTAGTGACACCAATGGCTGATGAAGCCTATGACCCCCTACAAAGGGATGTATCAGACAATTCTCAATCCTTTTCAGGACCATTCAATGGAACGGGGGATACTTTTCAAAAGCAATCGAGGCACGATGAATTAGAAGAGTGGAAACAAGCAGAACAGACGGTGATGCGACAATGATTGAATGGCACGACCCCTCCGAAACCCCTGAAGGCGAATTACTAAAAGACATCCTGACTATGGAGTTGGGGCTTTTGAAGTATCAACAGGACCCAACTGGCGACAATGCGGTTCCTACTTTCATGGACCACGCAGGTGGCGTTCCGGTTCAAGCGGCGGCGGGTTATACGACCAACCAAGTTTATCCACACTTTTCAGATACCGCACCAGCATCAAAACCAATTAGTGAAGTTTATTCAATGCCCGCATCATATCAAACCGGATATGACGCTAAAGGCTCATCATTGCATATGCACATGAATGATGGTGGGACCACCAAAGGAATGTATCGGGATTCTGTCGAGGACAAAATGTCTAAGTTGACAATGATCAAGAAAAACGCTGATGCCGAGGATGTTCAAGTCATCAATGAAATAGAGGCATTGCTCAAACAAATTGAGAACCGCCTGTGAAAGGGGGTTTTGAATGTCTAAAGAACAGGAAGAGTTGATTCTCAAAAGAACCGATACGGTCCTGTCCATACTTTTGTTAAAGGATGTGGACATTCCTTCTTACACAGAAGCAATGCAGGACGGTATGCCTACGCCAAATGATGAGGCTTTGGCTTCGACATTAGCAGTTGCTGAAACAACACCCGCATATTCAATGCGTGATTTGAATAGTCCGGTATCCGCCTCTAGCATGGTTATCCCTGAAAATCTCAAGAATTACCTTTCAGGTCATGCAAAGGTGACAACCGATTATACTCAAGACTGGCCACAGGCAAAGGAGGACAACCCTTTTGGCGAACACCACCCCTTTGGTATGAAATCAAATAGCCACCCTCTATTGCACGGTGCGGCACATGGAGACCCTGAATATGTCCATCATATCATGCGCTCTATTGAACAACTGCCGGTTATGGCTGAACAGGAGAAAGCCAAGAGTAAGGTTCCCATCAGTGAAATGTCAGTTGTCAATTACCTTGGATTACCAATCGAGAGCCAACATGACCTTTACACCCGTGATCGTAATCGCAATTCGTTCCTTAGTGATGATGAATATCATGACAACAAGAGACAGGAGTTATCCACTTCTTTTGGCATGTTGCCAATGCTGTTTGGTTTAGAATGGAATACAGAAGGACAGCGTGGTAATTTCATGGACCTTCTTGGCCAAATGTCGAAAACAGAAGAGGGTTCACCTGATGCTAAAAGAATAGAAAATCAATTTCAAGAAAAGGCAGGACTCTCTTGGGGCCGTGCGCTAAGGAATTGGAGAGAGAGATTCAAGCCAATGGCCTCTTGGTGGCAACGGTCCCCCGATAGGCATGGGCCAACAGAACCCCATCCGGGCGGGGATTTACAACACTACATGTCTCCTTGGGTGTCAAGTGAGGCAGGTGTCGAGCCTTCAATGAATTACCATCATTGGGAGCCATACCAGTATTGGGGAGGAGTTGGGAGAAGCATAGGTTCATTGGATGGCATTCTAAGTCAGTCTTATCCTGATATATTCAACGGTGGTTGGATGAATAAAAACTTGATCAGCCACGATTTAGATGACATTGGTTCGTTTAATCAAGGCGGCTCTCATTTCCCTAGTGCTGTAAATCAGATGGAACCTGACCACCCCGGAAGGGCCGCATTAGGTTCAACCTTTGACCCCGATAATGATTATCAAAAGAGACTCGCCATGTATTCAGCGGCATCAAATAGGCTACACGAACACCCGTCAGAATTGAGCGGGGGTCGTATCGATGTGCCTGATGATGCTTTGATGATGTCTAGCCTAGGGCGTGCATTAGCCGCTCAAACCGACATGGGTGGTCCTAGAGTTGGCTATGGACGAGAGGAGCATCCGTTTTCAACTGATGATTATTGGAATCATCATAACGAACATTTTAGAGCCTCAAACAGTCATATCGCTCGTGTTATGCAACAGCACGCTCAAAAGGTAATGGCTCAATTTGGTCCTGAAGTTTTGAACCCAATGGGTTCTGATGATGAAATGATGCACACTATTTGCCGAGGCAACCTCCAACAAATAGCGGCGGCGGCAAACCATTCATTACTCCGTATGCAAATGGGAGAGTCCTACAAAACTCTAGCACCAAATGCGGAAATGTCTTCGACTATGGGTTCAGTGGGGCCAGTTTCACCTGACTCTCATGCTATCGTCCCCCCAACTTATGTGAGTGGCGATACTGATGCTTGGGGGCATGAGATGCCCACCACCTTAACATGGCGTTATGACCCGGACCAACAGGGATACGCATACAACATTGCTGATGCTCCTTTCAATATACTTCAAAGAACGGCTCATGCTGATTTAGTGAGAGCAATATCCCCCGCTCTCATGGGTCCAATGTCAAAGTTGTCACCTAAAACAAAAGACATCAATGCTATTTCATCACTTGATGCGAGCGGTTATGCCCCTCTTCAAACAGGTTCACTAAGAAAAGCGGATGATTATGAGCCAACTGGCGTGTTTGAAACGATGATCAAACCAGCACATACTGTTTACGATTTAGACGACTTATCCACGATCAAGGGGTTTAGTGGTGAATGGGTTGTCCAAAAAATGCCTGAAGGTAAAAGAATGCTAGTCAAGAAGGAGGGTAAGAGAGTTGACCCAATAGACCTGCCATCAAAGGTCAAGAAGGCATTGAAAGAGCGTGAAGGAGATTTCACGGTTGATGCATATGTCAAAGGCAACAAGTTGAATGTTGTTGATTTATTGGTTCACAAAGGCACTGACTTGCACATGGAGCCTTTAGAAGACAGGTTGAATGCTTTGAGGACACTATACCATTCTGATGAGAACATACATTTTCCAATGCCAAACTCATGCATTACAACTGATGAGCATGGTCTAGCGAAGGCAGTGGATGAGTTGGGCGGCACTGAATTATTGATTAGAGATGCCACTTCGACTTTTATCAAAGGCAAGGAGATGCATCCTAAATGGGTTCATTTTGCTGATGAAGAAATTGCCAAGAAAGTCCCATATGGACCCTTGCCTGAAGTAATGGTGAAAGGACAGGACATTATTTTGGAGTATCCGGGCTTATTGGAGCCAGTTATTGTCAAAGGTCAATTCAATGGAAGACACGCTATGGACATCGATGTGTATCGTGGAACCACCACGCTGGTAAAACATGCAAGGACGCAACTGAAACTTTGGGGTCCAGTTGCTATCGCTTTGTTGAAAGAAGGTGCGGCGGCTGGCGCAGGAGCCGGTTCGGGCATGGTCTCATCAACAACTGGTGGGACTCATTCAGCAATACATTCAGCACCCGCTAAGAAAAAGAGACCTCGTAAGCGTGTCAGCGAAGGAGACGACTTGATTCTCCGTGCGCCTGAATTACTTGATGACAGCGGTGATCGTGAGGAAAAGTCTCACATGATGGTTCACGCACGCAGGGCATTGGTTGATGCTGAAGAATCAATGACATCAGATGAGTTATGCACTGCTGTCAAAGGACTCACCCCTAAAATGATTGAAGTCTTTGGCCCTGAATATGGTGTTGAAAGAACCGAAGAAGGAGATAAGTGGACTGTCAATGAGGCAATTGATGACGACATCATTGAAAACTTCGTATATCCTCGCATGAACGGTGCTTCGCCTGATGGCGGTGCGTGGTCAGGGATGCAGGCGGATATTACCGCCCCAAGAGGTCCGACTGAATTGACGGACGATGATGCTACAACAATAGGGGCTTTGTCTAATTTGAATGATGAAGATGAGGAGGAGTCCGAAGAACAGCCATATCACCTGCAAATCAGCATGGACCCACAGAAGGATGGACCCGCTACTGTTGACATTGAAATGGGACGGGCTAAACTCTCTTATCCATTGAGAACCCCTCAAGCCCAAGCAACAGAAGAAGAAGTAAGAACCAAGGTTGAAGCAACTGACCAACTTGAAGAGGATGAATTACTCGCTTGAGTGTTTTCTAATTTCTAAACGGACATCGGGAGGGAGGTCTTCTATGAAATCCTCGATGATTTGGTCCTTGAACATCTCCATGATAGGGGATATGCACCACGGTCCTATTTTGATTAAAACCCCTCCAATGAAGGCCAATCGGCCATTTTCCTCGCTAAACTCCCCACCACATATACTGCATTCGTGTCCATCGTCTGACATATTTAGACCCATAGTCATTCAATATATTAGATCAACTGATAATCCAACCCCTTCATATAGAAAGACATGATTCTCGGATTTCATGGCGACCAGTATAATGGCTAATCCAACTGTCAGAACCGCAGGGTTCTCGGCTGTCGGTAGCGATTTTATTCTGAAAGCGTCAGAAGGTAGCGACCTATACATTGCAGGATATGCAAGCGTGGACATGGTTGACAAGCAGGGAGACAGAATCCCCGCATCAGCATTGACCAAGGCATTTGGCAAGTTTATGGGCAACAAAGCATTCAGAAATGTTCAACTAGCACACAGCGGCATTCAAGTCGGTGAAGTAGTTGACAATTATACAGATTCGGAAGGACGAGTTTGGAAGTCAGAAGTGGACGAGCATGGACTCTTTGTCGTATGCCGTGTCCGTGATGACATCCAAAAGGCTCGTGAAGTCCAAAAGCAGGTTCGCAGTGGCGACCTCAAAGCATTCTCTATCGGTGGTCAAGCGTTATTCCGTGTAACCAAAACCACCCCTGAACATGGGACACACAGGGAGATTACCGATTTAGAATTGCACGAGATTACCTTGTGCAAAAAGGGCATCAACCCGGAAGCCCGCTATACAATCCTTAAAATGGACAATACAGGAAGTGAACAAGAAATGAGTAATGAAGCATTGAGCGAAATACGAGACAGCCTAAGCCGTGTGTTAAAGCACATTGAAGATGAAGAACCAGCAAATGAACCAGTTGTTAAAACTGATCGAAGCGACAGTAGTGCAATCGCCTACATTGATACGCTTGAAAAGTTTGCACATGAGAGTGGAGTCAACCTTGATTCGCTCCGTGGACACTTCGGACTTGAAAAGGCCTATCTCCAAGAAGGCAGTGGCGGATACAGCCACCGTGGTCAAGGAGATGCTGAAGGAAGCGGTGAATCTGCTTCTGAACCTTCTTACCCAAGCCTCCCATCGGCAAGCGGCAATCAGAATGTGATCAAACAAACTGGTTCCATGAAGATGAACGCACCTTCAGGTAACAAGCAAGTTATCAAAGGCGGCGGCTTGAACCTTTCACCTGAATCCCTTGAACGAGCATACTCCGCATACGCATCCATTCGTGATGAAGAAGCGGTCAAGTCCCTTGTTGAAAAGGAATGGAAAGACCGTTACAATGCTGAAACAGAAAACGCATTGGCCATCCAAAAGCAAAATGACTTTGGTAGCCAAATCAACTCCCTGCGAAACGAAATCCTTTCGTTGAAGCAAGAGAACACAGACTTGCAGAAGTCCGTCGTTGCTGAACCTGCAACAACATCTGTTCGTGTGCCAACCCATGAAGAGTTTAACGCAATGGGCAATGGTGTCGATGGATGGCTTGCGGCTGAAGACTTGGCACGGAGGGCCTTGAGAGGAGAATAATCCTTTCAGAATACAACTTGAAAAAGGAGATGAAAAAATATGAGCGGATCACGAGGATACCTACGAACAATTGAAGACATGGAGCGACTGTATTACGGTGCAGGAGCAGGAAACAACGCATGGGCATACAGCGGAACAGACCTATTGAAGGCTGACTCTCCATTGATGTCCACTACAAGCGGAACCTATCAGGCTATTTTTGGCCGAAAGGTTTGGTCACAGTTGAACCAAGAGTTTAACGCATTTTCAATCATGCCAAAGAAACCATGGGAAAAGAGTGGATGGAGAGTCGTCACTGGCAAGCCTGATGCTTCCAAGGGTGGCGGCGTTCCTGAAAACGCAACACTGCCTGAAACAAGCAAACCAACTTTCTTGCATGTCAATGACAAACCACGCACAGTGGCTCACACATTTGACCTCACTGAAACCGCAATGTTCCTTGCTGACAAGGATGACGGTCTTGGTGATGCTCGTGCTGTCATGAAAATGGAAATGGCAAAGCACCATGCTGAAACCATCAACAAGATGCTTCTAAAGGATATTTCCTACCGTAGCACTTCATTGAATGACTTCGACTCAATTGACCGTATTACCTCATCTGCTAAGATCGAGAAGGCTTCAACCTTCCTTGATGTCACAGCAGGAGACCACAATCAATACAACATCAGCCGACCTGAAGGGACCACCCAGCAATGGTATGATTCCAATGTCGATGCTGGTGCGGCATCCGCTGAACGCCCACTTACACTGAACATCCTCGATGGAATGTTCCGTAACATTTGGGAACGAGGAGGTCAGCCAAAGGTCATCATGACTGGATACGATACTCTTGAGAAGATTCAACAGTTGCTACAACCTCAACAACGCTTCACTGAAATGAAGAAGGTTGTTCCGGGTGTCAACGGTGTGAAAGGTGTTCCGGGTATGGAAGCAGGATTTATCGTTGCTACATACAACGGTGTGCCTCTTATTCCTTCCAAGGATGTTCACAACGAAGGTGGAGCAGGAATCAGCCGTCTATATTACCTAGACACTGACTACACCTACTTCTGCACTGCAAAACCAACTCTCTATCACGAATCAGGTATTGAAACAGGAGACCCATTCGGTATCAACCGCCTAGGTCAAATGGGAATGTTCCACACAATGGGCAACCTATGGCAACTGTTCTATGGCGCACACGGCAAGGTGAGGGACCTAAGTGCTTGATCATAATGGAGTAATGAAAATTAAGGAGATGATTTAATGGCAGTAGTAACAAATATCGAAGAAACAACAGCAAGCGTAGTCCTAGACGAAGGTCTTTGGATGGGAACACGAAATGATTCAACAGCATGGTTGAGTGGAATTGCAGGCGTGGCGGCAGGACAAGCGGAAGGCGGAGTCAAGATGATGATTCTTGATGTAGTCTGCACAGCCGCAGGTGCAACCTCATTCGACCTGACCTCAACAGGAATTGTCGGAGTAAGTGGAACCCACGGACTAGCAATTCTTTCAGTCAACAACATGTCCGGTGGCTTTGAAGTCCCAACAGCAGTTTACCTATCAGGAACAAACAACGCTGTGATCAACTTCACCTCCGGCAGTGGAACCGCTGGCGATACTCACAGGGTTTGCTTCTTGTATGCTTGAGGTGAGTCTATATGACTCTAACCTTAACCTACACAGGTGCAAGGCCCTATGCTGAATTGACGCACTTCAAGTTGCATCCACATAAGTTTGGATTCGCTCGTGGCGAGTCAAGAACAGATGTCCCTCAAGCATTCATCAAAGAAGTCATCATGCCGATGATCGACAATGGTGCTTCAATGTGGGCAGTATCGGATTCAGAACCTGAAGACAAATCAAAAGCAATGCTTGACGCAGTTGAGGATAAAACCCCAGTTGTCGAAGAAGTAGTTGAAAAAGTGGTCGAAACACCACCCGCTACTGAACAGTCTCAAGCAATGATTGATGCAATCGATGAAGGACCTCAATTCAATGAATCAATGTCAAGAGCGCAAATGATGTCATGGTGCAGGAGCAAAGGCATTCCTACGATTACGAAGGATACCAAAGCAACCTTGACTGAAAAGGCCCTTGCATTCAATGCAGGGGTTGAAGCCTGATGGGTATTGTTGAACACACCATTGATGATGGTGATGGACGATACGCTTCTAGGACTCGTGTCAATCGTCTAGTCTATCAATTCGATGCGGCTGACTTAGCGTCAAATCCAATGGTTGAATCCGCAAAGATTCCGATCAACGGAGAAATCCATACGATTAAACTCGATGTGGGTGCATCAGTTGCTACTACACAGTCTGATGTTGAAACGACCAAAGGACAATTCCGCATGGTAAATGCTGATTTTCTTACGGGTTCAGGCGAACAGGAAGACTTCTTTACTCCAATCAAGGGCGTTGACTTTACAGGACAAAACCCTCAAACTTACTATCAATTTCAAACCAATGAAGGTGCGGCACAGAACGGGACTACAATGGATATTGCCTTGAGTGTCAGGACTGGGTTGTCAGGACATAGCACACCAGCGGCTCCAAATGTTGCTGATGCAACTGGAACCGCTAGAGTGATCAGCAGTGTTCAACCATGGACCGGGAGAGTATGTGGCAGTGTCAAGTTTGTCCTACAATTCCTAAGTGCTAACTCATTCCACGCCGACGCAACAGGGCCAATTCAAGTCATAGTTTACTATTCTTGATACCTAAGTCATTGTTATAAGGAAAGACATACTGAACGGATTGATAGCGATGACGGACCTCGTAGTAATTCAGAATGGCAGAACCAATGTATCGGGGAACAGATTGACTGTATCCCTTAGTGCATCAACAGCAGACACCACATGGGACGCAGGCGGCGCAGGTTTCGATGCGACATCCTATGTAGCGAACCCTGATATGGTTCACATTGAAAACTCCGGCGGTTATGTCTTTGAATATGACCGTGCCACCAAGAAAATCAAGGCTTATGTTCAAACCGACCCTGCTGACGGTGGCGGTGCAAATGTTGCACTTATTGAAGCAACAGGACTGGACCTAAGCGGCGATGTTACCGAAGGAACAGGCTTCATCATGAGAATTATGATTACCGGCGGGCGAGCCTGAAGGGGCTGGTCAGTTTGGCAAGACTTTCTGTTGATTCAGTCGATCTTGACGAAGCAGTTGAAATCGAGAAGAGGCGCAATAGCCGAATGCTAGAAGTAGCAAACTCTCATAACTCATCTGTTCACGAATCTATTGCCCCATTCAGCAAAGAATGGTTGGCACGCAATTCCACCGATATACGAATGGAGATTAAAGGCAATGAAAGGATGGACATCCAAAACATTGGTTCAGGCACTAGATGCTTGGACTGTGGGATGCTACACTTTTGCTGGACTCCCTCCTGTGCTGTATGTGGCGGTGCTATGGACTACAATCTAGGGAGCCATAGCAATACAAAAGTGAGGCAAGTAGCATGAACCAAAACGATTTAATTTTAAAGGCAAGAGCCGACATGAATGAAAAGAATGCATATTGTCAAAAAAACTTCAAATGCAGTTATTCCGAATGCACGCCTGCACAGAAGAAACAGTGCGACGAAAACTGTGGCGTTCCTAAGCAGGTCACAGACTCCTCCCCTGATGCCGTCAACATATTGGATATGGACGAGGATGGCAAAAAGAAGGACTTCGCTAAGAGTGATAACAAAGCATACAAGAATATGAATTGTATGAATTGCTCGGACGGAATGGACAGTGATGGTAATGCATGTGAAAACTGCTACGCCGGTTCAGCCTCAAAGAAGAAACTCGATAAAGCAGTGCAAGAGGCAAGTGAATGCGGTTGGTCTTTGATTAAAGCACAGCCATGTTCAGTAAGAGGATGCGGTGCTATGTCAACAGATTCTCCCGATCAGTGTATGGCCGGTGAGGTTCCTTCGACATGTTCACGCAGGCGGGCCGAATCAAGGCACGCAGGTAAACAACAGCGAAGACAAGGCGGAAAAGTCCGTCATCTTGAAATCGGAGACGATTATTGAGGAGGGGGGGTAATGTATGCCAAGAGTCTTTCATCCGGGTCATCGGCCTAGTCAGCCGTTATATCCTGACGACTTGGTTTACACCACTGTCCAAAAAGTAAGCGATTACCTACAATTGCCACTTCCTGAACCCGTGACTCTAGCGGGGGACACCACTGTTGATACTGGTGCGAACATTGACGCTTCATTAACCGCTTTAACAAATTACATTTTAATCCCCATTGGAGGAGCCGACTATCGACGCTGGGGTTTTTCAGCGGGCGACAGTATCACTGTTTATGACAATGTTGAATCAATGGGTTCAACTCTAAGCGTGTCCTTAGTCAAATCAGCAGGCACTGGGGGAAAAGTGAACCTCATTGCTGAAGACCCCGGAGTTGCATATACAACCGCTCAAACTGCTGTTGTCCAAGCCAACTCTTCAATAAGCAATAGCAAAGAAAGAGGTTTGAGCAAATCCCATGTTGAAGACCTGATCAAACAAAGACAGGATTACATTGACAGGACCACCCGTATGTCGTGGAGGCCAAGTCTTGTATCAGACGAGTATCAAAACTTTACCACTTTCAAACCATATCGAAGGAGATACTACACCGATTATGTGGGTGCGGTATATCTGAAGAATAGAGCCGTTCAACGCATTTTACGGCTTTCGGTGTGGCAGGGGGATTACTATCGAGAATTAGGTTCCTCTCGTATCAAATTGGCCGTGACAAACCCAACACAGATACAAGCATCAGACAAGTTTTTCCTATGTCCCGGTGGAGTAAATGCAACAGCAACCCTTGAACAGGGTTCAGGCAATACTCAATGGAGCAAAGACTTCGGCATAAAAACCATTGCTCAACAGATTTCAAACTTAGTCAATCAGGATGCCGCCGCTGAAAAGACCGCTATACAAATAGGCAATTTAACTGAAGGAACCGATTCAAATGGAATTGCTAAACCATTGAATGTCTGTCATGAGTTTTTGGCCACTGCCAACAGCGATGAAGGCGATGGTAAAATTATGATCAGCAGTATGCGTTCAACGGAGGAGGGGGAGGAAGCCACTATTGGCCTCACCAATAACAATTCATTCACATTCACTTTAGGGGCTACGGCCACAACCACGATTACATCCGTGACCGGGCCTCCTATCACCTCGTTTGTTGTTGACGATGCAGGAACCTTCGCACTAGGGTATGGCATTGTATGTTCGGGTAATCATGTAGCGTTATGCACCCGTGTGGGCAATACATTCACGATTGTCACCGATTTATCAGGGACTTTTGCTGATAATGTCTCGGCAACAGATACCCTGACTCAACACCGATTCAATAGCGATGCCACTTCTGAAGAACGCCAAACAGACTGGTGGTCAATGGAGGACAACGGGGCAATCATGTTTAACAATCAATACCCCTTCTTTGAGAACCATAGCCTAAAGATTTCATATGTGTTTGGCGAAAGGTATGTCGATAAGATGATCGAAGACGCTTGCACTAAACTGGTTGTTATTGACATATTGATGGCTGATGATTATTCGGTCATGTTTCCCGAAGGCTCTCAAGGAATAGACCTTAACGCTAAAGTGCAAAGGTTGGAAACTGAAGCAAAACAGTTGTTGGTCCCATTCCAAGAATCAATTATCGTAGCGGGTATGGGTGGCTGATATGGCTGAAAAAATGTTCCCGATTACCGAAGAATGGTTGGTGTCTTTGACAGACACATCTCAAAAGTTGGATGTGTGCGCTAAAGAGTTGCCAGCAAATGAAAATGATTGGCGAGAAGGTCAAATCATGCGTGAATCTCTTATGTCTGAATTGGATGGGCTAGACATGACCGAGGCGGAAATTGGGCATGTTGTCGAAATACAACTGCCAAATAACCCTCATCGGATGAAGTTTAACCACCTCAAAGATAAACTATACAGGGGGATTGAGTAATGACTGATGCCATTATAGCGATTGTCAATTTGCTCAATTCTAATTGGAATGTGTCTCCTAAACCAAGCATTGAGGACATTGCCGTTCTTGATCGTGGCGAAGGTAAAAGAGTCCGTATGCAAGACAAGGATGTTGTGCGTGTTTTTGAAACGGCACACAACGAAGCACAGCCTGAATTGCTTTTCGATTTCATTAACGAGCATATCAATTTGACCATCGATGTGCGAACCGTAAAGAGCCGGGAGCGTTTAAGTGCAATTCGTGATGAAGTCCGGCGTATCCTCCACCTCCATCGAAAAGGGGATGGAACCAACTTTGACAGGGTTATATTCAAGACCCGAACCGACTTGTCTGACCGTAGCAAGAGAATGTTCCGCTACACTATGCAGGCCGAGGTCATTACATTTAGCAAGCCGTTAGTGGCAGTATGAGGTGAAAAAATATGGTAAACACAGTATTCAAGGGCGACTTAGCAGAAGTATCTTGGGGCAAAGAAACAGGATTGAGACTAGAAGGCGACAACAGTGCGGATGGTTGGGCGGTGGCGGCACACGCTACATTGCCAAATACCTCCGTGATTACATACGGTAGCAATGCGTGGTTCCATAATTCAGTCCCTGATAATGTTCTCGTGGGATGTGTCCTTCGTGTAGCAGGTGGAGATGTATATGCGTCTGATGACTATTCAGCGACACGCCGCACCTATTACATCACTGCGAATGACTGTTCATCAAATACGATCAATGTCCAACCTGCAATGGCTACTACGGGCAATGCAAAGGCATCAGATATTTTTACTCTCGATAGCGTTGGCTGTCCAACCATTGATTCGGCAAGCATAGATGCATCGTCTCAAGTAAAAAGCGATGGATTCATTGGGTTGCTAAACACATTTGGATTGCCTGAACCTGAAATTGATGTCAGAAAGCAACATGTCATTGGCATGGGCCGAGATGTCAATGTATTGACCAGTGGTCGTGAAACACTAGGCGGTGGGAGCATGGAAACAAACGCACACACCTTGAAGTGGATGAAATATGCACTTGGCGGCTGTGTTTCAAAGAGCGATGGAGAATTGTCTAGCATTGACAGTTTTTCAGGTGCAACCATATTAACCGAGAATCCATTGAACCTCAAAGACAGTGCAACTGACATTTGGGCGGTTCAAGCATATGGGTCGGTCAATAAAGTGAATGTCACAGACCTAACGACACTAGGGGCGACTGGACTCGACAGCCTCACTGGTGGTGCTGATGGTCAGACTATCTTTTTGGGTGCTAGAACCAATGCAGGAACAGCGGGGCATGTCTTTGCTGAAGCCACCTTTGCCACTTCTCATGAAACAGTCCCAGCGGCTGGAATTATCAAAACTCTTGGCACTGACGGTAAAGTCTTGATCGGTTCATTCGCCGCCGCTACTTCAGCGGTTGGAGTGCCTGCTTTGGCTGATGTAAGTCAATCGGGAGTGATAAACACCGCTGATGTAGTCTTTAGTGCGCCTGACCTCATAGGAGGCGTTCAAGCCACTGGGACTGTCACTATCGTTGGAACCGCAATTGATTCATTCGTAATCACTGAAGCAGGCAGTGGATATACCTCCTATCCAACAGCAACAATCACTGTCACTAGCGGTGCTGGTTCCGCTACATTTACGGCATCCACTTCAGTCCTAGTTGATGCACCAGCGCACAAGACCGTTGCCGACATCGATGCAATTAAAGCGAGAGTTGCCACAGTCGATGTGCCTGTCCAACTTCTTGGTTCGCCAACTGCAAGCATTGCTTCAGGCGATGTGTTTGTCAAGGTTAATGCGACCCTAGGTGCGAAATACTCCGCTGGCGATTATATTCAGATTTACGACAAAGACACCCATTCTATTCCGGGTGCTGACGCTACATTGCCAACTGTGTTCAAGAATGAAATCCGCAGGATTATCGGCAAGAATGCAGGAAATACCGAGTTGTATATCGAAGAACCATGGCTACTTGACCACACTGCCGCATCATGTGGCATTGAAAGAATGGGCTATGTGTATGCAACGGCTGGTGCTTTGACTGTCAAGGATGGCCGAAGAGGAACCCCAATGATTGGCACTGGTGGTGCTTTGGCTCATGGTGTGTCTCACACGCTATTCGGACACACTAATGTCCCAACATTCATGATCGAGCAATCGTATAGACAAACAGACGCATCTCCGGGTCGTGAGCAAATGCTACGACTCTTCAATGGATGTAAAGTGCAATCCGCCAAACTAGCGGCTGATAGCGAAGGTGAATGCAAACTGACAATGGAGTATGAGGCTACACGGCATTATACTGATACTGTCAACAAGTTTGTCCCACACCGTATGTTTGAGAACACTGCGAATACCTTTGTTAATCGATTGGTTTCAGGTGTTGCAGTTGACGGTGAAAAGCCATATCTCTTCCAAGACTTGAGCGTTGAAGCATTCGGCGCACCTGTCCTCCGTGGAACACAGTTTGAGTTTAGCCTTGCCAACAACAACGCCGCTCGCTGGTATGTTCGTGGATTTGAAGGACAGACTCTTGACGGTGATCAGGTTCAACATGGTGGAACCCATCAGGCTCTTGACATTACAGAAGCAATGAGAGAATACAAGTTTAACTTCTCGGCTATTGTTGAGGATGACCGCTACTGGACTGAAATGAGGACTAGAAAGCATCACACTAATTCAAATGACATCGTGTTCAGAATGAACAAGACAGGTTCAGCGGCTACAAGACAAAACACAGTAATCACGCTTGAGGATTATACTATCGTTAAAGCGAACCACCCACTGCCTGATGACAAAGGACCAGTCTCCGTTGAAGTTGAATGCGTTGTCCGACACTTGAAGATTGAAGAAACAAATCCATATTACACCCTATGAAGTGATTAAAATGCCAAAAACAGAAGACATGATTCACAAGCAGGCCCTAGATTCAGCATGGAGTCTATTGAAGTTTTACGGCACATATGAACCGCATGGTCATAGAGCGCACGCTGATAAGAAGAGGGAGGAGTTGTCTCGCCTTCAAACGAGAATTGACGACTCAAGACCAACCTCCGATTGGGAGCGAGAAAAAGAGTCGCAGATGTATGCTGAAATGCGAGGGATGCTTGAAGAAAACCCCGACCTAAAGGAACGGCGTGCTAGAGTCCCCGGAGACAAAGAGGTGATGTGGCCCGACCCTGAACACTACGAAAGGGGTGCAAGGGACCCGTCCCACCCGGATTATGACAGAAAACACGGGTATGCTCTCCCTGATAAAAACAGTGAATCCCGTGTTTCAACTAGAGACACGGCAAAAAACCCTGAATACGCACCCGGAGAAAGCAGTATGAGAACCGAGGGGACAGGAGATTCGGTCATGGACCCGATTCCTGACTGGCTGGTAAACCCCGGACAGTCAGCGGATGAGATTCACCCTATGTATTATGACCGTTTTGAAAACCCACCACAGTTGGAAATGCCCCGAAATGAAGCACCAAAACAACTCACCATGGGCCGGTCCCGATCAAGGTATAATGGGACCTATTGAGGCTATTAAAATGCCAAAAACAGAAGACATGATTCACAAGCAGGCATTGGACTCCGCATGGAGTCAATTCTTGAAGGGAGATTATGAAGAGGACATGCAACAACTTCAGGCACTTGGAGGTCAAGAAACCGCACAGGCGGTCTCGCAAAGCCCTATACCGGCTCCTTACAAAGGAGACCCTGAAGGCTGGGCGGAGGATTACATGTCAAATGTGGCCAACATGCAGGGGACCGTAGCCGCTAATGTAGGCGACCCCGATTTTCCTTTACAATCACTGGGAAACATGCCTAAAACAGGAGCAACTGAAAGAATGGAGGGGAGATTTAAAAGTCATAAAGAAAGCCAGCAACGCCTAAAGGAATTACAAGCAATTGCTGATCAAGCGGCGTTTGAAGGCCACCCTAGATTCAAAGGAAATCCCGCTAGATTCCAGTATTAAGCGTAATGATTAAGCGTTATACCGTAGTGGGCTGTCTATGCGACTATCAGGATTCGTGACATTAAACGGGGTCAGAACGCCCCTTGACTGGACAATTACAGGCACATCAGTAAATGCAGGCCCCGGACTCGGTGCTGACGAAGTGAAGGTCCATGTGTCATTACCTGATTACTCCAACTCAACAGGCACTTCAATTATGGCTGAAGCGATTGTAGTCGAGAACCCAACAGGAGGACTATGGGATATGACTGTGACCGACCTTCGCCTTATGCTGAAGGAAAAAGGATTGCCGATTTATGGCAACAAAAAGGATTTGATTGAGCGTTATGAAAGTGCTGAAACAGAAGGAAACTCAACAGAAGCCCCGGCTGAAGAAACTGTTGAAGAGGTGGAAGACGATGCAACAGGATCAGAATAATCGCAAGTTTGTATTGAGCCGTAGTGCCAATCGCCATGAGGTCAACACGCCTGATGGAACGCTGATTATCTATGTAAAACCACTTTCATGGATTGAGCAACAAGAAGCAATGTCTCAATTCGTTGATTTCAAGGTTGTCGATGGCGAAGCATCTCCTTCTATTGACCTCGGTGGGTATTGGAGATATGTGCTGACACGGTGCATTGACAGAACAGAACCCGCATTGAGCAAAGAAGACCTATTGAATCTAAAACCCGAAGTCGGAGACGCTATCCAAGCGTTCCTCCCTTCATTGACGGACATTATGCAACAATTTGCATCCGGCGGTGAAGCAAACCCTTTGGTATAACCTTCTCCGATTTGACGGATTATATTGAGTCAGACGGAGAGAAGAACAACTTTACTCCCTCACAGCAAACGCTACTGGCTCACAAGACAGTGACCTTTGCTCTTGCATCATATTTCAAATGTCCACCGCACATGTGGGACGATCAATCACACGACAGCGTTATGCTCGATTTCATTTTCATGCGGGTCTCCCAAGAGGCAACAAAGGCCGAAATGGATAAAATGCGTAAAGACATGGGCCGTTCTAATGGCAAAGGGGCCAATCATAAAGGAGGGCGACCACTACGCACTACCAGCGACGAGGACTACTTTGACCGTGTTAATCAGCAAATGAGGGAATAGAATGGCAGAAGGTGCATCGGCGGCAACAAGTGAAATAGCGGCGGCAAGTATTGCCATCGGCGGTTTCACTAAAAATGTCCAATCAGCCGCTCTCTATACAAAAATGTATAACAAGGCATTTGGTCCATTCTATGACCTGTGGATTAAATCGAAACAGGTAATGCAGACCACCACTGAAGTCATGGCTGATGTGAGCGAGGCTTTTGAGACCATGGACGAAGCCGCCGCACCGATCACCAAAACAATTGGCATGTTGGGTTCGGGGATGACCAAAATTGTAATGACATTCACTATGGCCATAGGTATCGGCCTTGCTTTAATGATGGCGTTGAGTCTTTTAGGGGGTGGAATGGGCGGCTTTGGCGATATGCTCCCCACCATTCAAGACGCTTTAGGGGGGATAATTGATAATTTCATGAGCATAATAGGCTCGGTGGGGCAATTGATTGGGATAATCATGGGGCTAGACTTTATGCCCATAATCGAACCTTTGATGGCCGCAGGGATGGCTATATTTGCAGGCATTATCCAAGGATATACCATGTGGACCACCATAGTTGCCGTGGTAATAGAATCGATTGTAAAGATATTTCAACACCTTTCAGATACAGGCGCATTACAGGGGATGATTGATGCCGTTGGCGGTTTGATGGAGTCGGTCATGTGGGCTTTTGGGCTTGTTTTTGCGGCTTTGGAATCTTCGGGGGTCACTTTTGAAAGCGTCACTGCGTTCATTACAGGAGCCATAAGTGGCTTTGTTGACTTCCTCATTTCAAGCGGCATAATCGATTTCATAGTTGAGGTCGGCATAATGTTGTTTGAAGTCGCAGGTATTGTAATACGAATCGTCGCTGTCATCATAGCCATAGTGATAAAACTCGTGGATTGGATTCTTCCGTTCTTAATCCCATATTGGCTTGGTTTTAAGTTGGCATTCCAAGTTACAGTTGCCCTTTTCATGTTCGTAATGAGAGTCGCCGTCAACATTATCAGAATCATTGTAGCCGTTTTCACTGGCGATTGGGGCAAAGTATGGGACTTGATCGTGGGATTCGGAGATATTTTTATGGATACCTTTGATGCGCTTTGGGGATATGTCGAAGAATGGGTTGATGGAGTCCTAGACTTCTTATCACCTATCACTGATATTATTGACGGCATTGTTGACGGCATAAGTGGATTCGTCGGCGGTGTTGGAGACTTCCTCGGCTTTGCAGATGGCGGTATTGCCCGTGGACCTTCATCAGGATACCCGGTTACACTGCACGGGACAGAAGCGGTGGTCCCTCTTCCTGATGGCAGTAGCATACCAGTCACAGTCAAAGGCATGGGCGGCGGCGGCGGCGGCGATACAAACAACATCAATATCTCCGTTAGCGGGGGTGGCAATGCTCGTGAGATTGCCGATAAAGTCAGTCAAGAGGTTCAAAGAACATTTAGAACAAGGTCTCGTTCAGGTGGATATGGGAGAGGTGTAATGTAATGCCAAAGATTCAACTCATAAGGAGAGACGGCAGTGTCATTGAATTAGAAGCCGAAGAAATTGCATTCAGTTTTCAAAGGATGGTTGCTGTTCACTCATTGCCCGTTCTAGCAACTCGTGCCGCACTTGACTTAAATCAAACAAACATTGTAATCAAAGTGACGGGCGTTTTAACCGATGACAAAAACGGTTCAGCCGGTGTGGGTTCGTCTATGATGATGGACCTCTCGGTTTCAGGGGGGTCGTCCCTAGGGGCCTCTTGGTTTGCATCACTTAGCACGCAATCATGGGCTTATGCTAAGACCTCTTTGACCAATAAAGAAATTGTATTTTCAACAGCAGGTCAATTGACGGCCAATTTAGGAGAGAACATTACGATCAGATTCACAAACGGTTCTGTGGCCAACACCGTTGCCAATAAGTCAATAATAAATGTCAACATTGCCTCGACCATCAATACAGAAACGGTGGCAACTGCAATCAATCAGGCATTAACCCTCGCAAACATACATGTCAATTCAAATCCAGTTGGATTCCTTACCGAGATGACAATCGCTCAAAGCCAAGGCCAAGCAACCGCTGTTTCATATCAAGCGCAAAACGGCGGTCTTAGTGGGACTTATTCGACTGGTGAAAGGTTGACATTAGCCAACCTAAAAACCGGGTCTCAAGGGAATCATATCGTAATAAAACAATCCGATTCAGCAAGCGGCGGGTCCGGCCAATCATGGAGCGAACCATTCTTAATCTCCAACTTAACGGGCGGAGTTGCACCATTGAAAATGACAAAAGGAGACAAACTCCAAGACTTGATGAACATGATAGCAAACCCCAGCCCCGGTGGTGCTTTGATCAGCCCACAGGTTTTGACAGGGAGTCTAATTGACCTGCCGGATTCTATTGCATCCGTGGACACCGCTCAATTCCTACGAATCAGTGAAAGCAAAGCCGTTCAAAAGTATATCATCGGAATTAGGATTCCTTATGAGTCAGTTGTTTCAGACCAAAACGGACAACAAGTTTTGAGGCAATTCTTAATCCCGGCGGGTCCGGGGACTGACTTTTCAGCGGAGTCAAATACCTCCGTATATGACCCTGTTGAGATTGTAAATGGAGAGAAGGTGAGGCCTAATCCGTTTTTACAACAAGGAGTCGCTATTCCTGCAATTGTAACTTCTTTCGACCCTTCTTATTCGGCGGGCGACTCCGTATGGGGCTACGACCTTTCGATGGCCGCAGTTGAACAACTCGTGGGATTGTGATATGAATGGGTGTTCATCGCTTCTATGGCAAGGCTATTCGCTTGAATGGCACTACTGATGGCTTAGTCGTCCCTACTGGTGCATTCAAAGAAAGAGGAGTAATAAAGAACCACCCCGGATATTCCATCAACACTAGAACAGAATACAGCAATGCGACTAAAACAGGTCGCCAGCACATACCAAACGAAACAAACCCCCTAAACGCATTACGAGGAGCATTTACAATAGATGCTTTCGTCTCTCCTGATCTCGGAGGCACTGTGTTATCAAAAGAGGGTCAATACACTTTGAAAGTGGGCAATCCTTTTGGGGCATATGACGCTGTAAAAGGGACTCACGCAGGCCCCATCTCTTTTACGGTCATATCAGGGGAGAGGTCCTACACCGTTGAAACACAGTTTTCTATTGGCGCATATCTCCCTGATAACATGTATAAGTATCCTGATTATCGTTTGAAGCCACAGGACTACACTGTAAACAAACAGCCACTTATGTTGGTCACGGCGCAATTTGATACTCATTCTTTGAAACTATTCATCAATACAGCCTTAGTTGCCGAATTATCATTTGGAGGGGATGCATTGCTAATGGACCAAAAGTCATCTGATTTATTCATTGGAGGCAAGGGGGGCGAGTATCGTGGTCTGATCGAGAGCATTCGTATTTGTCGTGGAGTAGTCACGCCCAGTATAGAGGCTTTGACCAACATTGACGAATGCATTGGTTTTTGGGATTTCAATGACGACTTTGATATTCCTGATTTTAGGTTCTTCAACAATTCAAAATCAGGGAGCGTCACACAGGGGAGAGACGGGCCTGACACCGACGATGGTCTCTTTGACAACCCCATGGTATTCACTGGCTACGATTTTAGGACAATAGCCGCTGTCGGCAGTAGCATAGGTTTGGGGACATTCAAAATAAGGGACATGCCTCAAAATGCCGCACTGGTGAACGATACATACACTGGTATCGAAAAACTCGCTTCTATCTTTACAGGCATCCCCTTAGAAGAGGTAAGAGAGCAATCTTGGTATGTTAGTGGGACTCTTATGTTTTCGTCTGAAACTACGGTTTCCGATGGCCAATCCACTGGCTTGCCATTTGATTATTTGGATATGACGGGACTGACTACGGGGGTTCCACAGTCGGCTCTAAACTTGATCATAAATCATTCAGGAACCCATCCCGATACTAAAAACCACAAAGGGTCAACTGGTTTGATAAGGTTGCCATATTATGACCCATCACTCATTCCATCGTCCCAACTCTATATGATTGAACGGATTGTATCAAAAGGAATGGACACGGATTTAGACCCGATGGTTAATCCAACAGAAAGGGTGAGAGTCATCGGAGTTGATTTCACTAATAATTGGGTCTTATGCGTCTCAACACACACCACTAGCGACCATACCGCAAACGGTGCTTCGGGGGTTGGTGGCGTGGAAAATAGGCCGGGAATATCCGGTTTCAAATATCACCACGAAGACGACACGCCCGTATGGATATGTTTGGGTAATGGGGATTTGGTTTTTGATGATGGAGAGAAACAGACAGACCTTGTTACAAACCCCGGTCAGAAAACTCGGCCAAAGGATGCCTACACTCGTGCTATATTTTCACAGGGACAGCGATTTAAGGATGTTTCAGGGAATAATAACGAAGCATATTGGGTATCGGTTCAAAGCCGATCACCAAAGACCATACCTGCACATCTAAACGCTCCCAAATTATGGACTCCGGTGGGAGGTGTGGCATACAACCCGATTGGTCCTGACCCGCCTAAAACGAACCTTATTTCATGGCATAGTGCCTCTCATGCGACCACCTTTAGTGGCAATTTTTGTAAACACTTCAAGGATTTGAGCGGCAATCTCATTGATTTTTACACGGATACAAACGGTGGAAACTGGGAATTGGAACCTAGTAGCAGTTTGTTTCATGGAAACCCCTGTTACAAAGCGACGACTGGTGTCACTACAAGTGGGAAATGTTTAGTCAACATCGACACCGCATCGGCAAACAAAATCACCACCTCCTCGACCAATTCCTACACTATTTTTATGATGGTAAATATGGACTATCACGCTACAAACAACTTACGGGTCTTTGGTGTTCAGGGCGGGACTAACCTCTCGTCTTTGGATTACAATTTGGCGGCAAACAGCAGGACTTTTACAAACGCAGGTGGAGGTAATTCCGCAGTGGGAGTCCCCCCTGCCGCACCTACGCAATTACTTTGTATCAGAATCAATGGCGTTGCATCTCCAAATCGGGTTGAAGAATGGTCCGGTGGACTAAAACTATTAACACAGATTGCTGATGGTTCGATCAACACTGCGGTTGATTTTCACGATGGCATTTTTAGCCTGCTAGGTAACGCATCAGTTGTTGACACAGCGGCGGAGGAGGCGACCACCTCCAACTTCGGTGCGCCACCTGATTTCAGAATTGCTGAATGGATGATTTATGATAAGGCGTTGACTGATATGGAAATGACCGAGGTAAATGGGTATTTCGTTGAAAAGTATGGTTCAATTTGAGGTGATTATGAATGACAACACACATCACCAAAACACAACTGCAAGCCGCTGGACCGGGTTGGTTCCCCGGCATAGCGAGTGAATACATACCGAGAGCCTTACTGTTTGGTGATTCACCTCATGCATTGCCTTTGGACTGGGGCCTTCTTAACGCCCCTCACCACGCAGGCATGACAAGCACCCACATGGTTCACCTTGGGCATTCAATAGGTCATATAGCGGCTTACATGGTGACAGCGATTCCAAATGGTTTAGGGATGGACCCGATGGAAGCAGGCACAAACATACAAAGGTCATTGGGGGAAACTGTTTTCTTAGCGGGGACTGATGGCCAAGAGCGATATGCCGCTGACCCAACGGTCCCTGACATCACCTTTGACCCCCATGTGATTACCTCATTAGGCGGGAACCCTTTCGATAAAGCAAATTGGACAATTTCCAATATAGAGGTTCTTTTTGGTGTCGGAGTCGGCGATATACAGAACGCACTAGACACGGGCGATTACCTTGGTGATGGTGGCGGTGGCGAGGGCTTCGGCGGCGGCGAGGGCGAAGGCGAGGGCGAAGGCGAAGGCGAAGGCGCACCACCATATGCTCCGAGTCAGCCCGCAAGCGGGGGCCAACTGGCAACAGATGACACAGGTGTTCTGATCGAGCCAACCGAGGGGGCCACTTACGGTGCTATGGGTGGCGTGACATCATATTCCATTGTTGAAGGAGAGTTTTACCTCAAAGCATTGCCCCAACCTGATTCTCAATATGTCAAAAAAACAGTGCAGGGGATAACAGATACTTTCACTTATGAAAGCGATGATTTATCGTTATCCAGTATTGTTAATGAAAGTGATATGGTCAAAGTGACTGAAATGGTCTATCAAGGCGAGGTTCATCGTGTGATGAACAAAGCAACAACCGTATCGGCGACAATGAACCTGTCTCCTTCGACCATATTCAACCGAATTATCACAGAATATGGAACCGGCGATTTCAGGACCTCCGGCTTTGCTAGTATGAATATGTCCTCTTCAACATGTGATGACATTATCGCTATCGCTGTATCGGACATCAGGCCGTTTTTGTTAAAATCACTCGATATAGACCATTCAGCGGATTTTAGAGAACATAATACCGGGGACATGCTTGGAGTAAATCAAATCATCAAATATACCCCTACAAATCAAGTTTACATTCAACATTTGACCCCTGATAAAGAAACAAGAGTTGCTTTGATCACGACACCTGCATATTTGGTGGCTAATGGTGTCCCCCCAGTCATTGAAGTGCATTATGACGCTATTGACTTAACGGGAGAGGTAATCGCCGGGACGGGTATCACAACTCCTGAAAATGTAGTGAATCACTATGCAAAACCGTGGATTACAGGTGGAAACTCTTTCTATGGCCACCTTGTTGTAAGAAAAACATATCCTGCTGGGAGCCAAGTGTATGAGATGTCTAATGGCACGATAAGGCCACTTGCAGACCTTCTCAAGAGGCCTTGGGACATACTATCGGGTTCAACTCCATCATCGGTCACTATGGAGGTTACAGCCCCCGGAGGCATTTTATCCATCCCCGCTAAGAACCTCAAAAAGCCTCTAAAATCAAATGTTTTGATGTCGGCTCCCAGTGGCAATGTTACGCCTTCACCCTTTATCAACATTGATGACTGTTTAGTGAATCAAAGGTTTTCATATAGAGGGTTTGGTCGGCCAAAAGCAATACCTAGCACAGTTGTCCCTGACCCCGACACTTCAGCGGATTATCATTTAGTCAGGGTGTCGTCAAGTCCGGGGGCGACAGATTACACTAAAGGAGAGGAGTCTAGTGTCTTTTCAGCAACAACCAACAGGGCGTTTGATGTAATCGATAACGACATCACTAGCGAAGAATTATTGGTTTTGATACACCCAGTTTCAAGGGGAATTGGCGGGGCTTTAGACGATGTGATTACCCAACCTTCAAACCCAAAAGAGTCTCACACTATCCATTTGGAATACACTCTCATGAAGGGGCGAATCGAAGAGATTGAGCCGGGGACAAGCACTACGGCGGATGCTGGGCTGACAATTAGAGGGCGTTCAATGCTCATGGACTTGGCTGATCAGAAAACTGAAAGAGATTTCAAGTTGTCAGAAGGAACGCCTATCAAGGAAATAGGAGACATAGGGACTCCAACCGTTTCACTTTCACTAGGGGGTCCCGGCCAAGGTGCTATTGACATTAAGCCTTCAAGAATACAACACCCTCTTTTCCCCGGATGGAAAGACCGTATAGTGGGAGCAGGAAATGCTTCAGTAAGAAATGATAAGCAAGCATCAACCTATTATGCATCGACAAGAGCATTGGTCGAATTGCCATTATTCCCCTCAATGTTTTATGATACGAAAAAGATTCTTTACCCCGAATCTGATTCAATTTTACCTTTACCCACTTCTAAGGCATTTGACATGACTATTGATTGCACGATGACGGCAGTAAACAGGCCTGAAATGAAGAATCAAGAAAGTCGGTTCTCAATCGACTGGGGTATCGACGCATATGCCTCATCTTTTGAAGTCACGGATTCAATTTACAAACACTCATTGGCAAGTGGTTATGGGGGGCAAACCTCTTGGTCGATATTGGCTTTCGGGGCAATGACTGAAATACCGCATCACCGGCCACTTATTCGATGCCAACGCCCAAGCGTTTCAGCGGTTGTTGAAAGCGTGGATGTTGTTGCTGGCACGATCACAGTGGATAATGCGGATGCTTGGGACTCCGAGGAGGAATTAGGCCTGACTGACGGGGTGGCATTGACTGGTATTCACTACATTACAATCGGTCAAGGGCTACTAGGTGTCAATGGGTATGTTGCTAAAGTTGATTCAAGGTCCGGCAATGTTTTCAACATTACAGAAGCGACTGGCCTTTGGTCGATGTCAAAATCTGACCGTAAAACCGAAACACTGTCATTAGCGGCGGCAGGTTTAGTCAATGTCACGGCGGGTATGACCATTACGCTAGGGGCTTATGTCTGTATGACCTCCCTAGCAAGCGATTCTTGGCCTCTCGCCGTGTCAGGCCATACCTCTCATACGAAAGACGCTATTGCGCTCGCTATTGCACAGAAAATAGGCCTATTCTTCGGGAGAGCCGTCTCTTCTATTGGAGGGGAGGACATCACTCGTGATGAAAACAACATAAACAAGTTTTGGTTGAGAGGGGTCACTTCTATGGAAGCCTTTGACTATGACTGTGATGAGTCATTGTATTCTTTTGCTGATCGCCCGCTGGTGATGGGAATCGATTGTAAGCCGTCAGCACTTTCTCTTCAGGGCAAGTCTAGTGATGGATTAACTACAAAGTATGTCGCACCCATGGAGTTAGATTTCAATGCGATAGCAACAACAAAAGGAGATTTCAATGCATGTTTCGATGAAGTCATTAGGAAAATCAATTTAGCGGGGCATCCAGCGGCGAAAAATAGCATAGGAGGGAGCGCATTTGATGCACCAAACCACTTTGACTTGGCGCATTTAGCGGAGGAAAATACAGGCTCTCATATGGGTTATGTGAGGGCTTTTGAGGGCAAAGATGTTGAAAGTCGAAACGGCGAAAAAGGCAAAACCATCGTTATTCATAGCACGGTCCCCGGTGCTACGGCTCGCAATTTCGCAATATGGTTGAATAACAGAAGCCCATACCCCTATCAACCAGTTGCTTGTATTGGTTCGGGTGGCATATTAGCAACAAACAGCCTCCACTATCAAGGAAACTCATTCCCTGCGCCAATGCCTATTGGTTCCGATGGTGAAACATTTGTCCCAATAACGACTTTCACAGGCGGCTCACATGGTCGCTTACTTTCGCCATATAATGAACAGGTTCGCTCTTATACGGGGGTTGGTCAAGGTATTGTAACAAAAACGATTGAACCTACTTTCAGTGATGATGATGAAGATACATCGATTACTGGCAATTACATGAAAATGGTTGTTCCAAGGCGAACGGGGACTAGCGATAGTTTGTGGGGTGCTTCTTTGAGTATGGGGGGTTTTATTCCAAACGCTCCTATACCGATCAAATACCTCGCTGTTGATAATCAGGCATATGAAGGGCTTTTGACCCTAGGCTCGGAGATAAGTGCTACAAATAGAGGCATAGGGCGAGTAAATGGCAGGATGTTTTGGTTTGAGCAAATAACTGCAATGACTGATAGGGGATTTAGAGTCACGAATGGGGTTTTACTACGGAATATCGTTCCATGGGTTGAAGTGGATAAGTTTTATGACGACTTATTCAATAAAGACTCGGCTGGAAATGAAACAGACTCTATTGGGCTTGATGTCGAGATACTTTGGCCCCTAGTAAACTCAAAAGGAATCCTATTCTTTGGAGGAGGTCACACGGGGGTTGTTGTCGATGTCAGCGATGGTTCATCAAACGATTATAGCGATTCATACGACCATCATTACTCCAAAGGACCTACTGGTTTTTCAGGAATGCAAAACCTGCACCAACACAACAAAGCATCTGCGGTCCTCGACTTTACACACATCAAAGACCATGATACGATAAACGACGAGTCATACATTGGCCTGCATCATAAGTCTCGGATAAGAACAACCACAGGAGAGCCTATTGACGATTGTTTGCTATACCTTTCGATGATCGAGGAGACTCCTCTCACCTCATCAACGGGATATACCACTCAATATACGCAGGCATATCCTCAAGATGATGAAACGGTGTTGAAAGAGGAGATATATGGCCGTTATCAAAAGTTGAGCGTTCCAGCAGGAAAAGCAACCTTAGCCCCAACCTCTCCCACCGGCCATACCAAGTTTAGACCTATTCAATTCATCGGCCACACTGGTGCTGGTGCATGGCCGACTACTGGATACCCATATGTGGTGTGCCACGATTGGGACAATACAGGCACTGGACAAGCGAAGGTCACATTGCCTCATTTAGGTCCGAGGTCAGGGCTTGGAGGTGAGATTTCAAACGAAGTAAACAGGCCACTTTCAGCGGCTAAACCATTCACCATCTCCTTCTTTTTCAGACCTATTGGGGCAGGTGGAATGTCAGGCCCTATCATTCACGGCATTGATTTAGGTGGAAACCCATGGGGTGTTTCAATGGGGGGTGCGCCGGGTTCGGTTTCTGTCCAAGAGTTTAATTTCGCCCTTCATCATGTTGATTTGGTGAACGGGCAACCTAGATTCGCCACTATTGACAATGCCGCATATACTGCGGCACACGGTATGTTGACCATAACAAATGACGAATGGCATCATGTCGTCTTCGTTCATGACGGCAATCAGTCAGGCTTGGCCACCGCCACTTGTAAACTGGTCATCGATGGCGTTGATTTGTCAGCGTTCTTAGTTACGGACCAAGACGGTCTCTATGACGGCACTGCGCCGAATAGCCGCACGACAACATCAGGAGCCTCAAAATACCCTCGGCATTTGTCTCAAGGGTCTCCTACATCAGAAGGTGTGGCTGATCATCCTTATGTCCCATTGGCCAATGGCCGACCATCAACAGTTGATGCCACAAAAGGAGTTAGGCATGAAAACATGGTGACTGTTGGTGTTGCTTTGCATGGTGCGCCTCACAATGGGGCGCATTACTTTGACCAAGGACCCACAGTGGTTGGAGTCTCAACATATGGGACTCCTCAAGTTGTCCCGGCAACAGATGGTCATAACAGTGTTGGACCGATATTTTTACAGGGGGGGTCCCTTGGACATATTGGTGTGTGGGACCGTGCTTTTTCAGTCGCAGAAGCACAAGCATTGTATGCGGCTAGGTTGAAGTGGTGAACATGGGGGACTTAGCGAGCAGGGGCTACATGGACCGCAAGCAGGTTTATCCCTCATCAATTCAGCCTTTAGGCAGTGCAAACGGATACCCGGCTTCGGGGTGGTTTTCTATGCATATCACTTATCCCGATACTGAATACAGTGACGAACACTCAAACACAGGAACGGGGGGCTGGCAATATGGGGGGAACACTCAATCTTGGAGACAAGGACTTCAAGTCCTGATCAAGACCTGCATGGCAAATGCAGGAGCGGCATCTGTTCCGGCTCAACCGACAAGTGATACAACAAATGTGGTCATTGTTGACCTTGCCGCTTACAGTGTCGCAAACGGAGGCGGTTTTAATCTTGGTTCTGAAGAAGCAACTAGAGTAATTGCGGCTAAAATCAACAGCCAAAGAGTTAGACAGGTTGGTGAAAGAGGGGCATCGAGATACTTGAGAGCGAGATATGTCAACATGGCCGGTGAAAGTGAATATACCGGGCAGGCCTTTTCCGCACCTACGACCTCAAAATTAAGAATACATTTTAGAGACCTATTTCAAAACGGCGGTCCATCGGACCTCCCCCCTAAAGGCGAGTTTACCGTGAACACAGGCGGTGCAATATCAGGCGACTCAATTGATACAACTCATTCAGCCTCGCACAGCCCGGTTGCAGGGCGAACCTACACTTATGACTCGTGGGAGCCAGTGCGAGGGTGGATAAAGGACGAACAACACTGGGGTGGCTATTCTGCATCTGCATATAACAACACATTGACAGACATCGGCCCCTCCATTGATTTGATTGGAATAAAGGATAAAGTGCTAGGGACCACAATGGATACCACCACTTTAATTGAAAGCACCTCCGCAACTGGAATAGGTTCTAGGTGGATTTCAGAATTAACTGTAAAGGCCGCACCAGCACAGCATACCATTGTAATTTCATGGGAAAGGTCAAATCCGACAGCAAGCGGGGGTTATTGGGCAGGGGCAAATGGAGGACCTATTGTCCAAGGTCTTGGTCAAACATTACCTGTTTGGCATCTCACTGCAAAACCAATGGACGGGGGCAACATGGGCCTCCCCGCTTTGAATTACGAATCGAGAGGAGGAACGCCTGTCAAACATACTGAAAATCATGGCTTTTGTCGGTTTAGTATAGAAGGGTTAAACTCATCGTTATTGCCTTCTATTCCTCCCCCTGATTTCACGATCACTGAACCTGCGATTAGTGGAATGACAGCGGCAAACCCTGACACCTTTACCGATGTAATGATTGCTAAAATGGAATATGGGACTCAACAGCCTACATCCACTGATGTAAATCAGCGTAACATCATGCTCTATGAAGGATATTCTATCGGCGAAGATTCAGGGTCCTCTCAAAATCATTTAGAGAACGGAGAGGGTTTTGACAGGCTAACTCATATCTCCGGCACTGGCCTCGCCGCCGCTCAAGGCAGTTTGATAAATCATCAAGCGTCATCAGGCTATACCGGCATTGAAGCCCCTAAATACAGCCAACCATTCTTTGTCCGTCGCCCGATCAACACAGAAAGAGTCGAAGGACTTACCATCACTAATGAGGAAAAGGTGTTTGAGGACATAGATGTTGTCGATGACTCCGGGGCAATTCTCACGCTAAAAGGGGGTTCTCCTTTTGGGACAGTAATCAGGGACTTTGTTATTGAAAATCAATCGTTTGATAGCGTTACAGGAGAGGAGCGTATAGGCCCCTCGTCTAGCAACGGCAATTTGACCCCTAATCTCCGCCTCACATTACCATCAGCGGAGGATATACCGGGCGGCATATTCGTGAGGTCTTCTCATGACCGCATCCAAGCACATTCAAACAAAACATGGGGCATGGGAGGAATGTCTCCTCCTGAAGCACACGACCCCGGCCACTTAGAATCAACATTTATGTCGAGAGTTGCTACTTTGTATGGCAGGGATGTGGCTCCCGCTGAAACTGGTTCCAACAATGTTTCAGTGGATAGAGCGATTGAACAGGGGCATGTCTCTCAATTCGATACTCATGACCGAATGCTAATTTTCCATTGTGAAAGGCTGTTGCACCCTGATATGCCAAAACAGGGGCTGGCTACTGGAATAACCCCCGGTGCGGTCCCCAGTGGCACTACAAGGATTTACTCCGCACATCGTATTACCGACCACGCCGAGAGAGGTTCTGTTTTACCTTTGACTGATAACGGGACCCCCACCCCCTACAAAATACCCCATGCAAGGTTGAGATTTGGCAGGCAGGGGCATTCGTTTGTAACTCCATTAACTCATAGAGGAACGCCTTTTGGCATGAGAAGGCAATTGCATAGAAGCCATGGTTCATCATACTCTTTGATGTATGAAGGGGAGACCGAAAACAAACACCATGGCTTCCAACAGGCTAAACCACCGGCATCAGGGGCCACCACATCAAGGATGGCTTTAGACACCATCGAATTGAAAGGTCTTGCGGGTTATCAAGGAGCGACAGGTTCCTTTGCATCCGATGGTTTACCATTGGAGGAGGCGACTATCGGTTATGGCCGTGAAAACCGTCAAACTCAAACTCAAGCCAATTACGGGCATTCATTCAAAAATAGCGATGGTAGTCAAATCGATTGGTTGATCGCACCCGGTCAAGAACACACAAATGTCGAGGGTTGGGTTGAGCAGGTTGCATTTGGTGAACCATTGGCCGATTTATCTGTCAGCGGAGTCTCATCAGCCACCGACATTCAATTTAGATTCGCAGATGGAAACTCATATGTCCCTGTGACACGAAATCGATACACCGCCGCTTCTGAAGTGATGGTGAATGGTTTCATGATCGGTGATTATCAGTTATCGGGTGGAAGGCCCGAACCGGCTATGACTCGTTTGATTGAACATCCTTATACAGGGTCGGCGACGGGAACCCCCACCTACGAAACAGTCCAATACACTGTTAGAGGCAGTGAATGGGGTTGGTTGAATCCTCGTGTCGCTACTGAATTAGCGACCATACCTCCTTTGTTCGTCCATGACCCCGACTACACCAATATGATGAACATCAATACCCCCTCGGAATGGGACCGTGGTATCTTGAAAGAAAAGGATACAAACACGGGGGCGAAGCCTGATGCGTTCCTATGTCATTGGCTTGCTGAATACGCTCACCCTGCGGTCACTGGTTCTGTTCGTGAACATTTCATGATGTTTAGATACCGAGAGTCCGGTATGCCGAGAGCGATGCAATATCCGGCAACTAGAGGTTTGTTTTTGAGGAATCATTCAAGGTTGGATTTGACAGCAACTTCTGAAAGAACATCATATACAGGTAGCACGATAATGGGTCCAACTTTAGCGGGGTCTCCCAACCCGAATTACAGATATGGGCAAATTAGACCTTCACAGAAGTTTGAACGCATATATGCATTACAATGGCTTCAGTCATATGGCTATAATGGTCTCAATGCCGGTGGGCATGGCGCAGGTTCTTTGAAATCCGGGTCAGCGGTTATAATGGGACATACCACCGTAAGAGAACCTAGAGGAACAATGATGTTGCCAAAGGTATATGCTGGTTTGAGATACACCCGTGGTGAGGGTATTGGAGACAGTATAGACCCGTATAAAACCGTATTTGGAAAATATACTGTCAAAAATCCAAGTGCAACTCTTAACGCAAAACATCAATTGTTTTTGGGACTCACCCCGATGGTTGGTTTCGATCATGGGAGGAGATTGCCTGTTCGTGCTTGGGGAATCAGGACCGCTTCTAATGCGGTTGATATGCTGGCCGGAGACCCTATGGAGGTCGCTTCAAGTCAGTCCCCAGTTTACGGCAAGGGCCGTTTTGATGGCGGGCAACATGACTCCGTAGCATTAGCCGCTACATACCCCGGATACAAATGGTCAAATGCAAATGTTTCAGGAATCGAGAGGTCTTCTCCTATTGGCTTCATTTTATCCGGCCATACTGTCGAAGCAACACCTTTGTCTTACAACGGCAGGTTGAGTAATGAAGCAATTACTTCTTTTGATGATGAGCCTGTTGGTATTGGCCGGTCTTTTGGATTAGAATCCGCTGGTTTATTCAAACCAATTCATATGCCCGCAGGAATGTGGGTTGACGAATATCAGGCGACACATCTCGCTCTAAATCAAGTGCCTGTGGTCAGCAAGGGTAGTGACCCGGTTATACCCTCCTTTGACGAAACAGGAACAGGAGCCGGGTCAATAGCCACTGTTCAGACCACGCACTTTGGTTCTGCTTGGCATCTTGTTGGGAATGCACTACACACCAATTCCAGCGATGCTTTAGCAACAGGTTCATTCCCATCTAGCGGTTGGGGATATGACTCGGATTTGGCGGGGGAGATATTGCCTACGCCACTTGCTGAAATAAGCGAGCATCGGCAAGTGTCATCGAAGTCCCAGCCTAGAATGGGCCTTATCATGAGAACCACTAGAGAAGAAAAGGTTGAGAGGAATAGCGACTATCTGATCACTTCGACAAAAGCGGCATCATTGCATTCAGATATGATAATCGGTCAGCAATACCCTGTTACACCTTCATACATTAACAGACTACGAACCTCCATCAAATGCAATACTCTTGGGACACTTGCGGTCCCAGTCACGGTCAGCAATTCAGCACATTCAATTCCCAACTTGTATCAGAAACCAGTCTTCTCGATTGATAATAATTCAAGCAAGGGTTCTCCGGGGTTCGACACCACTAAAACAACACCCTCACAGGGGGCATCCGACATATGGAATGTAAGAGGTGCGGCGGATTTACCTCCTTGGGGCGGTGTGTTCATTTTGAGAAAAACATACTTGAACCGACAAAAAGACGGAAGTCTTTCAACAGAAAATAATCAAATAGCAAGTGCGAGTGGTGAAAGAGCGTCTGTTTCCCATCCTACTAGGACTTTTGTCGATTATATTGTCAGGCCGTTTAAGCCGCTGAAAATGTATGCGTTTGCGCCGGACAATGTTGCTTTTGGACAGGATGGGTATGATCTTGGACCTTTACCTATCGACACCGGAGATACAGCGCAACCTTCAGATAATTTCTATCATAGGGACAAACGATACGGTATTTTTGAATTAAACATGAACAAAGCGAAGGGTATGACGGAGCCAATTTTATCAGCGGCGGATAGATTTGTAATAGAATGGCCTGACCCGAATAATCACGATGTTGTTTACCACCTTATACCATCAACTGCGATGCTTGAGTTTTTCAAATCTGATGCAAATCGAATAAACAAAGAGGGCATATTCTCTTCTGAAATAGAACCTAGATACTCTCAATCAACACACCCCGGCGGTTTTGAAATAGTCAGTCAAAGCGAAACGAGATATTCCCATTCAGGGACCAACATCGCTGGCGATCATGCGGCCCAACAAAGACCTGAAGAAGCAAAAAGAAAACAATACAAAGACAGCAACAGGAATAGTCATCGTATTGATGTAAAACAGGTTTACACAAACCTCGGCACAACCTATTTTGTAGTGAGAGATGCTACAATGTTGCCCGATTCAGGCGATTTGATGTATCTCGGTTATAGCGGTTCTATTCATTATACTGGGCGAGACAAAAACACATTGGCTATCGATTCAACAGCGGCAACTTCTCCATTATTGACAAATGGGTCTTTGCCAGCAGGACACACATGGATTGGGAAGACCCTGTTTTATGTCAAGAAGGAGTTTGGGACTTCAACAAGCACGGCGATCATCAGATACCCCGCCTCCACCGGAGCGGTGAAAGAAGTCACTACTTCAGTCGATAAGAAGTATCCAGCCTTGCCGTCATTCATTGATAATGCGATTAGTCTTTCAGAATATCAGGCACAGTCATGGTATAGGCACGATGGAACAAATACACATAAAACCGGGCTTTCATATCGTGGCCTTACCTCGTATCACCCTAATGATTTCATCATGATGACTCAAAGGTCATTTGTAATAGAAGACGGTCCCAATCAGGGGGCTATCAGGGCGGCGAAAAGAGGGCAAAAATTACTTAGGGATTCAAGAGAAATCGATGAAAACTTTTCACCACCATACCTCTTTGACACCGATGGGAACAGATGGAAAATTGCCAGTGTCAAGAATGAATTAGGGGTGAAATATGCTCTTTTCAAGAATATGGAGGGAGAGTCTCTAATCGATTCGGGGGTCGAAGTTGGACCTGTTTATGCTGGCCAATATGCCACCATCGGTATAAGGACAACAGATGCTGTAATGACTCTTTTGAATGATGCGGCATCTTCATCCGCAGGTTTCAACTTAAAGGACATAAACATGCTAGAAGTCGGCATCTCGCCTTCAGGGGTTGGAGGCCACCCCTGCTTGAATGATATTCTTCAGCATAGTCAGACTTTCATTTCAAGGAATACTCGTGGTTTGAACATATTAGAAGTGATTCGCAATTCTTCTCAAATAGATGGGAACCAATTGATCAACACCGCTTCAGGGGTTTTACTCTATTCAAATCAGATATTCAAAGAAACTGGCATACGAATAGGTTCCGACAGCGGGGCTAGAGATGTTGTTGTCAGCCGCATGTTTGATTCACCGAATGTAGTCGCCGTCAAAGGAGACAAAATCGCTGAAAATGAAAGCATCTTGGTTGAAGTCAAGGATGTTGAACGGATGAAGTTGCAGGCCGGTGCGGGTTCAAATGAGAATGTAGTGCGGTCATATACTCAAGAAGTCCCCGGTCTGAAAACAAACAAAAACGCATTGAGATTAGCAAAATCATTACTCGCACGGGTCGAAAATGGTGCGCCGATGGTTCGTGTGATGGGCATGGTTAATGCTACATCAGTCCAACCCGGAGATGTAATCACGCTTGACCTGTCGGTGCATGGTTTGAGCGGTTTATTCGCTGTGTTTGAAACAACGCATAATTACGAAAATGGAACCAGTGATTTTGTTGTCGCTCAATACGAGAAAGGAATATCCGGTATCCTTTCGGACCTACAAGCGAGCATAGGCAATGCGGCTGGAAACGATGACTCGTTGGTCAACAGTGAATCAATATCAGTTGCACTTTCGACTAGCGTGAAAATAGTCACTGTTCACCGAATCATTGCTAGACAAAACAATAACACGAAAATGACGATAGGTCATAGAGCCTCGGCAACAAACAAAAAGGGTCAGATTGGTGTTAGGAATGCAATAAACCCTGCCAACACATATAGAGCATTACCGATAGGAATGTCCAAGAGCAGGCCCTATGTGGTGAAGTAATAGGAGACAGTAGTATGCCAACACTAGATGGAATAAAAGCGTCTTTAACGGACCATTTGCAGGGCCTGATCAAGAAAATCACATTAGGCTCCACTGGCGGAGAGGCTACATCGAGAGACGGTGGTGCTGGCAACGCTCAAATATCGGTTGCCCCTTCAATACAAAGAATCGATGATAGGACTGTTTCATTTACAGCGGTTTTTGACACGACTTTGACCTCATCAAATGCCATCAAAGAGATTGTTATGCATGGCGAGACCTCCTTAGACAACCCCGCATACAGGGCTTCGTTTTTACCAATCACCAAAGACACGACAAATGAAATCCGTGTGGATGTGCTAGTGGAGGTCAGGTAATGCCAAATACAGATTTATCAGAAGGACATAACAAAACAGCGACTTCAGCGGGTTCTTATCAATTTGAAGGTTTACGAGATACCGATGTATTGACCACCACCACGCTTACAAACTTCACTGAAAATATGCTAGGTAATGGAGTCGTTCCGGTTGGATTAAACGATTACAACAATTCTGATCGTAACAACCCTCTTTCAGGCAATTGTCACATCACCCCCGTTGGCACTATTGGGGCAACAAATCAGATTTCAGTAGCAACTGGAACAGTGTGTATTGATGGGATGTATTACACCGTTGGTGGTGGTGCGGCGATAGACATTACCGCCGCTTCAAATTATCATATTGATTATCACCCCGGCGGAGTTGCAGGCGGTATAGGGGGGAATGTAGCCCCTCTTGCTAATGGTGTAGCCGCTGGTGATGAAGCGATTTTGCTTGTTTATGTGGACCCTCGTGGACCTCAAAACATTGGGCTAGTTTATGGCTCATACATCGACACCGCATCAAATCAATTCCCTTCAACCCCTTTTGCTCACCTTGTAAGACAGACCACTGTTTTAGCATGGTTGAGGATAGGCAAAGGTGCTTCAAACCCGGTGATTCATCAGGTTGAAGACAAAAGGACTTTCATCAGGCCGGGGCCGATAGCCTTGTCTTCATTGATCGACAAAGACTCGGCAACAGACCATGAAAATCCACGCAATGATATGATAGCGGGATTAAATGCGGCAAACCTTCCAATCACTGATTTAGGGTTGCTTTTTGCTAGAGACCCAACTGGTGCTAACTTAGCCCCCGAAGGGGTGGGTGGAACGCACTTGTTTTATCAGCCTGATATTACACCTTTAACCTCTTATCAGATAACCCCTGTTCATAGAACAGCAAAGGTAAAACTCCCTTGGGTGGGTCCTATGGTTTTGAATATACCCGCCGCTACTCCGGGTGGTTTGTCATACAAGGTGCTTCAATCAATCGAAGGACCGGCTCCACTGTGGAACCTTAGTTGCACTTTTATCTCAAGTGCTACTCCCGATGCGGTCAAGCCATTGTTGTATCATGAGGGTTCGGGGTTGGTCACAATGAATGTGGGAGGCACTGTTTTGACCATCTCGGCTGACCCCGGAATGCCGGTGTTTGGTGGCCTAGCATATGACCATGTAATCATTGAATACACACACGCAGGGGTGTGAGTAAATCCAACCTAGAAAATACACGGACAAGATTTCACAGGAATGCCCCAAGTGCAAGAAAGTAGTCTTGGCTATTCGTATAAATGGCTTCTATGCGGGGAGTCGTGAAAGGATACATCTATGGGAGTGTCCACTGTGCGCTAACATATGGCGGAGAGTGAGACCTCGGTTGAAAGCCGTGCGGTTGAAGCCGGACTCGCTGTCTTGAAAGACCTCGATAAAGGGCGATTCAAAGGATATTCAAAGAACAACATTTCAGACAGGCCTGTGCGTCAGGCCAAGAACAAAGCATGGACTGTGAGTCGTAAAAACAAGCGTGGTAAAACCGCTAGACGATACCAGCGAAACAAGAGCCGTGGGAATGTCAGACCCGCTATGAGAAGACAACTAGGGGCTGGCGGTAGTCGGTCATCAACAAGTCGGTGAGAGTAATGGATAGGCGATCTAATAAGGAGGCAATGAGAGGGTGGATGCTCTTGGAGGCCGCTTTGATGAAGTCGAATGATCACCGCCTGAATGTTGCCGATTTATTTTCCGCTGTTGGTGGGTCCGTTGGGCCTGATGGCACGCCAAATGTCCACGCTGGATGGTCCACTGCGGCCCGTGATAGAGGTCATAATGTAATTGGATATGATTGGGACCAACATAAAGGAAAACCAATTGGTATCCTGCCCGATAAGCGAGTCAACATTCTCAACCTCACGGCTGATCAAATGATTGATGACTTTGGTGGGCCTATCGATTTATTATTCGCTAGTGGACCGTGCGAAGGATGGTCGATGCAACAAATCGGTAATACATGGAAAACCCCTGACCAATGGAAGGTTGGAGGGAGGAACCTGAAGCGTGAATTGAATATGCTAAGAGGGACCGACGAGGAATATCCTGAAGACTTAGCGGCAGGCTGGGAACCAAAGAATCAGGCCGGTATAAACAGTCAAAGGACAATGCAAAGAACCTTTGATTTGATGGAGGACCTTCGTGAATACAATCCTGATATGAAAGCATTCATCGAGAACCCGGTGTCTGTTTTGAGATACCACCCCACTTCCTTTGGCGATTGGGATATGGCGAACATTCAACACGCTTCGTATCAAAACCCTGCCTCATCTGAATTATTCGGTATCACTGACTTCTCTCCACTGTTGCCTCAAAGAATGCATGTGGGCGGGGGGGGCATCCCTGAATTGAAGCCCACTGACCTCTTTGGTCATTTTCCTAAAGACTGGACACCACGCCCTAGATTGAAAAGTGCCGGTAATCCGTTGGATGACATTCTATACGGCAGTAATGTCCTTTACACAGATTATCCGGGTTCAGGTGAACAAAGAAACTTGCAGGCCCATGAGTTGAAGCAACTCCTCTCACAGGGAGGTAGCGTGGACTTCAAAGAGCGTTTGAGCCATGCTCCTGAATTAAGCGGGGAGCCTGATTATCCTCAATTGACTGACGGAAAGTATTGGAGGTCCAAACCAAGAGGTAAAAAAGAGGGTCAATGGGAGGACCCTAAATCGATCAGAACAGGACGATACGGGAATCAATACTACGCCGCCGCACCTCCGGGCGCAAGAGCGGGTATCAATGAATTAGGCCCCATCTCATTTACAAATAGAGCGGGCAGGAATGTCACCGCTCCTGCATATTTCACAAGGTCTCTAATCCCATATGGTGAAGGGCTAGACGCAATCCTAGCAACTGAAAAAGAACATGGTCTGTCTCAATCTCCATTAGGCCAAGCCGTGGTCAGTCCACGAGAGATAATAGAAAACTTCATGCGCCGCTGACCTCTCCCAGTATCGAGACAGATGGTGAGTTTACTTTTCTTTGCAGGAACCCTAATTGCGTTGATGCTATTCGGTATATTGATTGAAGCATACAAATTGGATTTTACGGACATCCCAATACAGATTGAAGAAGATGACGGCGAGGATTTCAATCGGATGTTTTCTGATGGTCTTCGGGAGTCTTGCAGGAACGAATTGAAAAGTCGTCAGCAGTAAGTCTGACTCTTTTGTCCGTTCTTTCGTCCCTGATCAGCAACGAGCCATCGTCAATGTCCATCTGCCACATTAAGCGTGCAATGGTATGGGCTTCAGCGACGAGATTCTTCAATACACCCGCCTTGTTCTTAGAACGCCACATCGACAACAATTGTATGGTTGAGGTGACTACACTAGGCAATGGTATGATGGAATCACGGATTTTGTTCATACTGGCTAAAGCCGTCAACGATATTCTCCGAGGATATGAGTCATAGTGTTCCGCTGTCATGTCCTGAACCAATTCCAACAAGTCGTGAAACAGAAGGTCTCCTTTTCGGTTGATAAAGGCGAGGGGATACACTGACTCGATCAACGGTATGTCGAAGTTTTTAGAGCCATATCCTATAATTACTGATTCGGGGTCCAAGCCTTGAACCCATTCACCAAAAGCGTCAAGGTTCCTAATTTCAACAGTCCGGGCTTTGATTTTAACCGTGTATATCTCGTCGGTGAAAACTAGATGCTCGCCGCCTCCATAGGCTACTATGGCATTCAAAGTAAACTCGCTTGGCTTTTCCCAGCCATGCGGTAAATCGCAGGCATCTGTTTCAGAAAATGCCTTTATCGTATAGACCTTGTTTTCTTCTAACCAACTTCCTAAACTTTTCTTAAACATCATTACCAACTCAAGTGTATGAATGCTTTACGGCCATCCATCAACCGTTCAGCCTGACTGTTTGCGATCAACTTGTCGAGCCTTCTTTCAGCGGTTCTAGTGCTGACAGCCGCCTCGGAGGAATACCTCTTCTCAAGGTCCTTCTTAGCCACGACTTCTTTGCCTGACTTCTTATGGGCAAACTTCCCGCATAGGTTGTATGCCTTTTTCCAGCCGTGCATCTCGTTCTCTCTTCGCTTCTTTGCCTTGACATCCTGCTTCTGTTCAAGCCAAATGATGAGGTTATGGAGGTTGTCATAAATAATTTCTGTCGCCATCATTACATGGTCGGCGGTGATAACAGATGTCTTCATAGTGGCGGCAATGATGTTGGCGAAAATGATAGTGTAGTTTTCGACATTAGGGATGAATGACATTGCTGTCTCCCTGATGATGTCATTGTTGATTCCTTTGATCAGCGCATAATAGTCATCAACAGCATTCAACAGTGCGGCATGATATGACGGGCCTATGTTGAATATGTCGTATGTGTGACGAATGGCAACCTCCTCTTTCACACCCTCTTCCAATGCCTCCCATTCCTCATCGGTTAGACCTGCGGCCTTCAGTAGCCGTGCCTTAACCAAGCCTTGAATGTCCAAAATAAACTCGGCTAGGTTTTCATAGGACCATACCTTGTCAGGGACGGGGACATATACCCCTCCCATTCGGTGTTCACTGGTGGTTTGACGCTGTTCGACTCCTACATCATTTTGATATAGAAACACACGCTGGAAGAAACCCTTCTCTAAGACATGCGACATGATGTCCTTTGGTGGATATGTGGTCATCCATAGAGAAACGCCCGATGGAGTCCTCACAGACCCCCCTACAAGGTGCTTAACCAATACATTGGTCTCACTGCCTATCGGAGCCATCGCTTGTTGGAGATAGAGGATTTTATCGCTAAAATATGCCTTTGCATCGTTTAGCAATATACTCGCTTCATCGAATAGAAGCGTTTTGTATCCATTTAGGATACCGGGGACTGTGACATACTCTTCACCGTTTGGTTTACCGTCATCGTCGTATGTCGCTTGTTGCATGACTGTTCCGATCATCTTAGCATCAGAACCACCACTGAAAGACTCGGTTTCAATGCCGCACGCTCTCAACAGTTTTGCTGTAAACTCATATGCAATCGATTTACCAGTCCTTGATTGTTGAATCCAATAGACATGCACCCTACAATCAACATGTGCGCCATGTATCGGTATTCGCATGTATGGTGAAAGTGCTTGTCCTGCTACAAAGAAGTATGAAAGCATCCCCGCATATTCGTTAAAGAAAGAGACTGTGTTGAATCGTGAAATGTAGTTGCGTATGTATTTACTGCCTTCAAAGTCGGATTTGACTAGAGTATAGTCATCCCACTTTCTCCCGCCAGCATCAGTAGTTGGTCTCAATAGCATGTTTTTACACCTGTGGAGTTTATGGGATGAGGGTCAAGTATTTCAACACTCACGCCCTTGTCATCTTGACTTTTTCATTTGGGACAGCCTCTTCACTGTTCAGCACAGTGATTATTTTCTGCGCTCGGACTTTACCAACACCTTCGGCTTGCATCAACTCTTTGAGAGTCAAGCCTGCGATTTCAGTGATAGAGCCATGGGCATCGATCAAACGCTGTGCGATTGCTTCACTACAACCAGCCGCCCTTAACACATCCATACGCATGTCCTCGGAGTTGGTTCTCCTCATAACACGGTATGTCGATGAAGACCCAATGGTGTCGTGCTTCTCAAATCTCTTGCATATGAATCTAGCCGCTGATGAACGGTCAGGGAATGTGATAATGGAGATGTCATAATCAACAGCCCACCTCGCTAGGGAACCGACATAACTAGCCCATGCTCGTGCATAGGGGATTTTACGGCCACCCTTTTTGGCATTGGCTACATATTTGTCGAGGGTCCCCCACACCAAAAGAATACCCTGATTGTAATTGTCATCAAGGTTATGCAATTGATGTTCTAGGTGTCCACTATGCAGGCTTTGCATGTAGTCCTCTATTGACTTTGATTCAATGCCGACGCTGGCAAAAGCGTAATCCGTGATCATGTTCTGTCGAGTTTGATACTTCAGTTTCTTGTTCTTATCGAGATACTTCTTGACAAGTGCTTCAAGACCTGAACGCTCCCTGTTGTCAATGAATAGAATCTTTTCAGCAGGCATTTTATTCCTCCTCCTGCATTGCCTTTATTTTGTCAGCCTGTTCCTTTCTCTTTGCGGGGGTCCAGCCCTGCAAGCATGAAACACACCGCCTGAAACCTGAACGGACATTGTTTTCACATCCGCTGTTGACGCAAACCACGACTGTAAGCCGCAACTCAATCATCCTCTTTGTCAAGTTTGGCGAGCCGTTCAGCCTTCATTCGTTCAAGGTCGTCATCGGTTTCAGACACTTCGTTGAAATCAACGGTTTCATTACCTTGTCTCTTAGCGATTTCCCCTAGGATTTCTTGAAACAACGGTGTCCGATGGGTCTCTAACAAGTCGATCACCAAGCGAGCGAAGTTTTGGTCGCCTGTGAAGGCAACAGGCTGTTCGCCCTGAAGAATAACATATTGAACGCCGCCATCAGGCATTTGCATTGCACGAGCATTCCAAGGAGGTAATTCATCTGTTTTGGACAACTATACCCCCCCCAGTTTTCTCGCAGGGTGTTGTTTCCAATGAACCAAGCATGGTTCACACATTGCTACTCCCCATTTGTTTCTTTCAGTTGCTTCGCCTTTGCATTTCGTATCATGCATGTATTTACATTTTGTCATCTAATTTCCAACTCCTTTTCCGTCATAATAGGGACATTTACCTACGCATAATCCTTCACGGTATAATGTGGGGCAGGTCGGCGTTTGGTATTGCTTTTCCGCTCCGTGCTTGAGATACTTATGGGTGACATCAGGCTTGTAATCAGCCCATTTTAGTTGAGCGATGAATGCGTGTGCCTGATTGACTCGATCATCGACAGGTATTTTTGAATTGGAGGGGGGTCTTGCGAAACGGTTGAAGTAATCCAATAGATACATCATCAGATACACCCTAGGCAGGTGCGGAGGATTTGCACCCGTTTCGCATGTGGCTTCAGCGAGACAGGGCAACATCGGTATATTCCCAATACGCTTCATCTCTATATCGACCTCTTCAGCATTAAACTCCTGCTTCGCAAAGCCCCCTCCTTGAGGGCCGAATGGATTGTTTGGGTCTCGTTTGATTACTTCTAAAGGCATACCTTTGTCGCCCATTAAGCACATGCTAATGCGGGATGGTTCCTTTGCTCTTTGAGTAATGATGTCCCACCCTTCGGAGATGCCTCCTAAATACAAAGGAATTGACCATATGTTCCGTTTGAAATTGAATGAATTGGGTATCCGTATGTGGCGGTCAGGCCTGAATGATACAACTGGGTCAAGTGTTTGCAGGTCCATGTCTTTGACCCACTTTGAGATTAACGCCCTTCCTGATACAAGCAGGTCATTCAACTCCATAGGTTCTAAGACATACTCTTGATCAAGGTTGACCCATATGTGAAAACCACCGCCAGTGAACCATACTGCATGTCTCCACCCATTTTCCAATAGGTGCGCTGATAACCGCCATGCTTCTTCTGAACACTGCTGTCCAGCCTCGGCATCGCTCATACCCTCAAGTCGGTCTTTGTCTAAATCAATCACGAAATGAGGAATGACAGCGGTGTTATACTCGCCACGATTGCCCTTCGGCTTCAACTCCCTGAACCCATATACGGTGGTGGTGATATTGTCTTTACCATTGGTGGCTAGGACATACTTCTGTAATTGCTCCTCGTTCTTTACAACCCTGCGAGTCCTCATACAGACCTCACGAGGGAAATGGCGGAACATGGAACCCATCAACGATCACTTCTTTGGTTTCTTGTTCTTTGGGTTCTTTTGAGGACCACGCTTGACACCTTTGTCTTTGCGAACCTTTCTTGGTTTCTTTTGGTATCCATGTGCATCCTTGGTTACGGCCTTTTTCTTCGCTTTAGGCTTGGTGGTCTGAACCGTGGTTTTTCCCTTCTTAACAGGCTTCGGGCGTGTAGTTGGTTGGTATCGGCGATGCTTATCCCCTGCATCAACTTTGTATGGAGGGTCCACTAATCCATTCTTCTGAAAATCGGATATTTTGAATGTCTTGTGCTTATCGATATTCACATTCAATTCGTTCATAATTGCATTTGCCTGCTTCAACAATTCCTGTTTCTTTGCTGACACATCCTGTAAAGGCGAAGCCTTCACCAGCGTTTTAATCAGCACAGCATATTGATGTGGCAGTTTCTTCAAGCATACATTCCATTCGTCTTTATCAGTCATATTTCTAACTCCTTCTTCATGTCATGGGGCATCAATACCCTCCCATATTTGGGGCAAAAGCCCTTGACAGCGCACCAAGGCTCGCACAGTTTCATAGTGGCCCAGCCATTTGGTTTTTGAGGGAACATCCATCCATTGTTGTCCCCAGTATATCTCAAGTGCATTCGGACCAATGATTTCAGGTCTCTTATCACTTCTTGAATCGAATCTGATCGGACATTCTCAACAAAGCGATACAACTCTTTTCCTTCTGTATCTCCCTTCGTATGGTCCCAGCCCCAATAGGTGGCAGTAGTGCCGCTAAGAGGGTGTCCCTTGGACTTGCGAAGCAAATAGACATAGAATGCCATCTCCTTTCGCATTGAATCTAATTTGAAGTCACTGTGTTTCCACAGCCCTGTCTTTAATTCGTGAATATGCAGGTTGCCAGCACCATCAGCAAACGCTCTATCGACAATGCCTGTCAAATGGACTAGAATCGTTTTTCCATCGACATTCAGGTCGATGATTGCATCCAGCGAGTCCTCGTTGATCACGGGAAGGAAGTTTTCTAGGTCTGATGTCATGAAGCGACTCGCTTCAATTTGCATCAGTCTGTCGAGGTGTTCCTCCTCACCTAGGGTGAAGGGCGTTGAGGGGCTAACCTCTCCCTTGTATTCCTTCTCTTTACTCATTGAGGGGATGAAAGTAGCGAAGTAGCGATAGACAGCATTGATGCCCCCCTCGTCTTGACACACTTTGGCATATTCAAGGTCAATAGCGTCATAGAAGTCCTCTAAGGCATCGTGGACATTTGTCCCCCTCCTCATGTTATCGTTCTCCATCTCCTTGACACCAAGGATGTATTTGATGAAATACTGCTGTTCACAGAATTGAAATGTGTTCAATGATGATTTACTGACTCTCAAAAGAAAGTCAGGGGACTCGCCGTCAACGGGGTGATACCCGTATCCCGAATACTCGCCATCACGACCCGCCACTGGATGAACGCTCGGAGCCTTAACTCCTTTAATTCCTGATGCGGATGGTTCAATGCTCAATCGGACTCCTCCTT